AATTATTAGGTACTAAATAGGTACTAATTGTTATTAATTTTATCTATTATGTTAATAATATCTGTCATTTCGTTTTTAAACATATGTGTATATGTATTTAAAGTTGTTGTTATATTTGAATGTCCTAAATATTTTGATACTAGAGAAACACTAGCTCCATTACTTATTAATAAACTGGCACAACTATGTCTAAAATCATGGATTCTTATTTTTTTAATATTAGCTAATTTGCAATTCTTAATCATATAATTTTGAACAGTAGTATCTTTGAGTGGTATAGGACCACCAAATACAAACCATTCTTTATTAAAATTAGAATAATTACACCATTCGCTAAAAAGTAATTTTAACTCACTTAGGAGTGTTTTTGATATTGGTAGTGTTCGTATACTACTTTTGGTTTTTGGAGGCAATATAACGTATTCTTTACCTTTTATTTTTAATGTTAAACTTTTGTTGATGTTTATAAGTCCTTTTTCTAAGTCTATATCATTCCAGGTAAGAGCGTTTGCTTCTCCTTTTCTAAATCCACAATAATATAATGTTTCAAAATAAACTTTATATTTTAGTTTTATATCTTGGTTAATAAATTTTGAAAATTCATCATAAGTCCAAAATAACATTTCTTTTTTAAATTCATTTGGATTTTTAAAACCAGACATTTTATTAGAAGTGGTATGGATGTCTATGTCATAAATAAAACTAGCATGATTAATTAATGCTTTTAAAAATTTATATATATTATTTTTATAAGTTGTAGATAAATCTTTATTGTTAATTTCCTCTTTCCATAAATTAAATTGATTTATAGAAAATTCTGATACTATAATATTGTAAAGCGGTTCGATATATTTATAAAATTTTTTATATTCTATTATAGTTGTAATTTTTACTTTCTCTTTTTGATATTTTTCATACGAATTTAACAAATCTTTGAAAGTTATATGATTATTTTCTAATTTATTTGATTTTTCCATTAAAAATAATCGTTCAGCGTCTTCTGCTTCATGTTTAGATAAGTATTTTTTTGATTTATATTGTTTTCTTTCTCCACTAAGTGATGTATAATATGTTTTAAAATACCAACTTTTACCTTTTTTATCTTTTATAGGTTTATTTGTAATTTTATCTTTTAATTGCATTACAGCCATATTTATTGCTCCTTTCTATTATTTATGTTATAATTATGTATAGAAAAACACCTATATTGTCGTGGTAGACTTATATTAGTTTTTCTATTTGTCCTTACTATTGGCGTAGTAGGGATTTTTTATTTTACTTCATTTAAAATATTTCTAATGTATTTATCAGCTTCATCTTCTAAATCTTCTCTACAAAATGCAACTATATAATCTGTATTAGTTTGTTCTAATTGATTTAATTCTATATGCGCTAGTTCATGTAGAATAGTATATTTAATATCTTCATATGGTTGATATTTATTAATTACTATATAAAAATATCCTCTATGTAAAAATACATATCCTTGAATTTCTGGAACAAGTTTCTTATAAAATATTTTTGCATTTAAATATCTAAGTAAATCATAATCATTAATAGCCCCCATAAGAACGTTCTTAATATTCATACCTAACACTCTCCTTTACTGTTAAGTATCTATACTAGCATACTTATTCAAAATAATTATTTATTAATTTTTCAATATATTCTTCTAAATGTTTTATTTTCTCTTTGTCTGTAAGTTTTAATTTTTTATGAATGCCTTTCATGACATTATAATAATGATTTTTTTCATTTTTCATTCTATTATTCTTATCAATTATAGAATACAAGTAAAAATCATAGCATAAAGTAACAATTAATAAAAATATAAATTCATATGTTTCAAAACTTGAATAAAAATTTATAACTATGACAGGTGAAATCATTAATAAAGTAGCAATCACACCACCTATATTAATTAATAACTTCCTCATTCTCCATCCAACTCCTTATCTACTTGTTCAATTATTGATTTAGTTACATTAATTATCAATCTTTGCTTATCTTCTGGTAAATCTTTAATTTTTGAAGATAATAATATACCTAATTCGTCTAGTTCTTTAAAATTATTATTATTTTCTTCTAAAGATAAATCTTTATCTAATAAATCTAATAAAGAAACTTGAAATACTTCTGCAATATTAGAAGCATTACCAATAGTCGGCTCACGATTTCCATCTTCCCATCTACCTATAGTAGTTTGGTCAACATCAATTTTACTTGCTAGTTGAGCCTGCGTAAGATTTTTCTTCTTTCTCAAAAACTGTAAATTTTTAGGAAAGAAAGTTTTAAAATCTGTCATATCCTCTCCTTTCTAATTTGAATTATAACATTTAAAATGACAAAAAGCAATTTATTTATGACAATTTGCATTTTTTATATTGACAAATGACAATAGTCATATTAAAATGGTAGACAGATAGGAGGTAAAATATGAACACAAAAGAAATAGGAAGTGCTATGAAATTAATAAGACAAAGTAAAGAGTGGTCATTAGATTATGAAAGTCAATTACTAGAAATACACAGAAATACATTATCTAAATACGAAGATAATCCAGAAGATATGACAATTGGGATATTGGATAAATTTTTAAAACTTCATAATCTTACAAGAGAAAATTTTTTTAAAATTATATATGACAATAGTCTTATAAAGTGTGGAACATCACAAGATATATAAGGAGAGTAGATATAGAAGAATTAGAAAGATTGATTAAAAAAGATGACAAAAGAAAATTTTAATAAGTTTATGTCCAAAATTTAGAGTAAAAAATAGAAGGAATGAAATTCAAATGTCTACCACGGCAAGAAAGGAAAAAATATGCGTATAAGGAAACCTTTATCTGCAACACAAACTTTAGAACTAATAAACAAACCTTGGGCAACTGTAAAAGATATAATGAATTTAGGTTGTTGTGGTTCTGATAAAGCTTGCAAGATAAAAAAGGAAATAGTTAAGAAAAAAGAAGAAGAGAGGTTTTATATTCCAGCTGGGTATGTGCCCATGGAATCAGTAATTGAATACTTAAATATTAATTTAACGTATTTAAGGAAAATAGCAAAATTAGAAAGGAGTGATAAAGATGAAACGAAGACTAATTTACTATTTCTATGAAAGAAGATATATAATTCTATTCTACATAATAGTAGCATTATTAACAAAACTATACATTATTAAAATGGGATTATAAAAGAAAAAAGAACACGCAAAGTTCTCTTCATGAGTAATTATAACATTCATGAAGAAAAAAATCAAATTCAGGGGTTTAGGTGAATGAAAACAGGAGAATCATTATGGAGAGAAAAGATAGTCTAGTATTTTATTTAAGTCAATATGAAGCAATAAAAAGTTTAAATAATGAACAGTTAGGAAGACTTTTTAGAGCCATATTTGAAAAACAACTTCAAAACAACTCAAAAACAACTGAAAAAGAGGTTGTTTTAGAAGATGACATAATTATCGCTTTTAACTTCATAAACAACCAATTGCTTGTAGATAACGAAAAGTATCTAAAAAGATGTGAAACTAACCGAAATAATGGGAAAAAAGGTGGTGCTCCTAAAGGAAATAAAAATGCACAAAAACAACCGAAACAACCAAACGAGGTAAAAAACAAGCCTAATGATAATGAGAATGATAATGAAAATGATATAAAAGAAAAACAAGAAAAAGAAAAAAAATATGAAATCTTTAGTTACATTGAAAATAATTTCGGAGTTGTCATTGGTGGAACTAATTATGAAAAAATAAAAGAGTATTTAAAAATCTATAATGATGAAGTTTTATGTTATGCGATTGATTTATGTGTTTTGAATGATGTTACTACTTTAAGTTATTTCTGTGGAATAGTTGAGAACTGGATATCTTTAAAACTAACAACACTTAAAGAAATTAAATCAAATGAAAAAAAGTTTAAAAGCAATTCTCCTAAAGAAGAAAAAATCGAAAGGAGAACATTCTAATGAACAGAGAAAATAGAGAACAAATAGAACGTGAGTATCTGTCAATATTAGTTCAAAAACCAGAACTTATAGACCTAGTACAAATTAAACCAATTGAGCTAAATAGCCAAATACATAGAGAAATGTTTAGTTATATAACTAACTATTACAAAGACCATGGAACAGTTTCAACTTCTGACATGACAAGCGTTAAAATGATTGATTACTTTGTGGAACTTGTAGAAGCATTTCTAGTTATGCCAGATTTCACTAAACAAATGGAAGAATTAGAAAAAGCAATCGAAGAATTCTACAAAGAAGATAAAATATTAGAATTAAACAAAAAACTTGAAGGTAAAAAGATTAACTATCAAACCTACATAAAACAAATTGTAGAATTAGATAATACAACTACACTTATCAAAAATGAAGTGATTAATAGAAAAGAATTAGAAGCAAATTTAAAAACTTCTAAGGTAGGAATTGAACTAACTAAGTTTCATAAATTATCAAAAGAACTAAGATTACTTCAAAACGATTTGTTAGTAATAGGTGCTACTACTGGAGTAGGTAAAAGCGGATTCTTGTTAAACTTAATGAATGATTTAATGACGAGATACCAATGTATTTATTTCAATCTAGAAATGAGTAAATCAAACATCTATAGACGTTTAATAGCAATCAATGGAAACTTTGCAGTTTATGGAATAGACAATCCTACAGAATATCAACAAAGACTAATAAACGAATCAATAGAGAATGTAGAAAAGGCTAAGATATCCATTATCAATTCAGTAAACAATGTAATTGAAATAAAAAAATACATAAGTAGGTTAAAAGATAGAAATAGACATACAGTCATATTCATTGACCATATAGGACTAGTAAGAAGTGGGAATAAAAGAAATATCTATGAAGAGACTACTGAGGTAATTAAAGAACTTAGAAAAGTATGTTTAGAATACAACTGCACAGTAATAGCAGCTAGCCAACTAAACAGAGGAGCTTATCAAGTAGAAGAAATAACCCTTAATATGCTTAAAGATAGCGGAGAGTTAGAAAATTCAAGTAGAAAGATAATCTTATTATCATATGAAAATAAAGCAGATAGAGAAAACTTAGAGCCTATTATGAAAGTAGATATAGCTAAAAACGATAATGGATCTACTGGTATAACAAAAATGAAATACTGGAAAACAAAGCAAACATTTGAGGAGATCTAATGAATATTTGGAAACTATATGAAGAAGAAAAGAAAAAAATAAAAGACACAGATAATTATGAAGAAAAACTAAAAGAAATAATAGAAAGGCTAAGTGTTTAGATGTTTGAACCAGAAAGTGAAGAAAAGTGTTATAGAGTAACTTGCGACTTCAGTTGCAAAATGATAATGAACATTTGGGCTAAAAACAAAGAAGAAGCAGAAGAACTAGCGAGCAATTATAAAAAATACGACTTTATAGATGCCGAAATGATAGAAGAAAATATAGAAGATATTTTAAAAGTAAAGGAGATAAAAGAATGAAAGAGATATATAAAAAACAAAATGAATGCTTTAAGCAAGCAAGTGAATTAGGGAAAGTAATAGATAAACTAATTAATTATTCAAACTTTGAAACACATATCAAGTTATGTGATAAAGAACAAGTTTTATGGAAAAAATATGAGTTTTTTAAAAGACTATATGGAGCAATGAAAAAAATAACGGAGGTAATATAAATGGAATTAACATTTAGAACATTAAATGCAAATGAAATAGACTGCAGAATACAAAGCGTTACTGAAAAAGGTTTAATATTACTGCTTTACAAAGATGCAAGGATTGACCAAAAACTATTAGATGAAGTAGTAGGTCCTATGAATTGGCAAAAAGAATATACAAGAGATAATGCAAATTGTATTGTATCAATTTGGGACGTAGATAAAAAAATGTGGATTAAAAAAGAAGACACAGGTACAGAAAGCAATACAGAAAAAGAAAAAGGTCTTGCTAGCGATAGTTTCAAAAGGGCATGCTTTAACTGGGGAATAGGAAGAGAATTATATTCAGCACCATTTATTTGGATAACAGCAGAAAATTGTAAAATTTTTAAAGACAATCAAGGTAAATCAAAGTGTAATGACAAGTTTTTCGTAAAAGCAATTGAGTACAATAATGATAGAGAAATAATTAAACTTATAATTGTCAATTTAACAACTAAGAGTGTGGTATATAACTTTGATAAGATGAAAAAGCAAGAAGAACAACCAAAGGCAGAGAATAAACCAGTAACAAAGGCAACACCAGAGCAAGTATCCAGAATAATGAACTTATATAACACAGATGAAATAAAAGAAGCTTTAAAATTAGTAAAAAAAGACAAGTTAGAAGATTTAACACTTGTTGAAGCAAGTAGTCTAATTTCAAAAAGGAGTGAAAGTAAATGAATGAATTAATAGTAGTAGAAAATGGTATATCATTAATCAATGAAAAAGAAGCTAATGAGATAATGAACTTAAAAATATTAAAGGAACAGATAGATAAAAAATTAAAAGATAAGACTGAACAGATATTAGAAGAAATGGAAAATAAAGGTATTCTAAAGGTAAGTAATGAAATAGTAGGATTAGAAGTAACATACATAGCGCCTAGTGATAGAGAAAGTTTTGATAGTAAAAGACTAAGAGAAGATAATCCAGACTTATATGATGAATATGTCAAAATAAGCACTGTTAAATCAAGTATAAGGATAAAACTAAAAGATGGAAACATGGGAGATTAAAGGACATGTAGTTGAGTATATAGACGAAAGTCACACTTATTTAGTTGATGGAATCATACTTCCGTCTATAACTCAAATACTTAAAGTTAAGTTTGGTAATAAGTATCAAGGAATAAGTAAAGAAGTTTTAGAACAAGCAGCCGAACGTGGTACACGCGTTCATGAAGCAATAGAGAATTGGTATAAGCTAAAAGTTGAAGATGTAAGTTGCAAAGAATTACGAAACATAAAGTTCTTACAAAGGCAATATAAGTTTGAAGTAATTGATAATGAAGTTCCAATAATCTTGTTTAAGGATAATAAACCGATAGCGTGTGGAAGATTAGATCTAGTACTTGAAGAAAATGAAAAACTAGGTTTAGGAGATATAAAAAGAACTTCAGTACTTGATAAAGAATATTTAGCATACCAATTAAATTTATATAGAATCGGATATAGACAAAGTTATGATAAAGACACTAAATTCTTAAGAGGAGTACATTTACGTGATGATGTAAGAAAGTATGTAAATATACCAATTAACGAAGAAATGGCAGTGCAACTATTAGAAGAATATTTAACAAAGGAAGTGGTTTAAATAGAATATGTAGGAAAGACTCAAGATTTTGTAAAGGAACTATTTAAATTAGACATTAACAAAGAATATAAGTTCTCTGCTAAAGAAGTGAAGAAGAAAAGAAGTTTAAATGCTAATTCATTCTATTGGTCACTACTTCAAGAATTAGCAGAAAAATTAAACTTACCTAAAGAAGAAATATATAGACAACATATTAAAGAAGTTGGAGCATTTACACCTTTGTGTATTCAAGATAATAGAATAGAAGAGTTTTTAGAAAAGTGGGGTAGTAATGGTATAGGCTGGGTATGTGAAGTGGATAATAGCAAAATAGATGGATGTGTAACAATATTTGCTTACTACGGAAGTTCAACTTATAACACTGAACAAATGAGCAGCCTTATAGAGCAACTTATACAAGACTGTCACAGTGTAGGAATACTTACACCTAAAGAAAAAGAGATGGAAGCAATGATAGAGGAGTGGGGTAATAGAAAATGAAAATTAAAATAAGTGACTTACCTGGTGGTTTGATAATTTGGAATGGTAATAATATTTTAGGCATAACCAAAGCAACATTACCAGAAAAATATTATGAGAATTATTGTATTAAAATAAAGGGCAATGATTTTGATTATATGCTAATAAAGGATGATAAAAAATGATATTACAAAAATTAGATTTTGGAGAAACAGTAAACGTAACTCCACTTGCAAAATGGTGTTTGATACTTGTAATGATATTGGTAGGTTTGATGATATTAGACCAGTTTCAAACTTTAATACATCACTATAGAATAAATAAGTTAGAAATAAAAAGAAAGAAGGAAGAAAAATGATAGAAGAAAGACTAAAAAAATTAGAAGAAGCGGTATTTGGAAAAACAAATGTGAAAATAAAAAAGTATGATTATGTAAGAATGGGAGGAATAGATTGGATATGTTATAAAGTAATAAATGACAATGCATTTCTAACAACAGTAAAAGAATTATCAGAAGAAATAATAAACGAAATAATAGATGGTAAAAGATTAGCGAAAGGTAAATGTGTTAGATACAATAAAGATGTAACTGATGATACATGGAAAAATAGTGTAATTAGAAGAATACTAAATAACAAATTTTTAGAGAAACTACCTAAAGATAAATTAAATTTAATGAAAAAAGATTATGTTCGATTACTTAAGAAAAAAGAAGTAGAAGAATTGGATGGATATTTACACATACAAAGTAATGAATGGTATTGGACTATGACTTCAAACACAGAAGAAAATGACTTCATCGCGTACGTGTTCATTGTGCGCGGTTCTAGTCTTCCTGGCTACTTGAATAGCACGGATGTCGGCAATAGTAGTGGCGTCGTTCGTCCAGTAGTATCTCTGAAATCTGATGTACTACTTACTGGCGATGGTTCAAAGGATAATCCATATTTAATAGAAAGTGAGAATTAAAATAGTTGAGAGAACCATCTCTCAACCTAGGAGGCGAAAATATGAAATATCATTGTTTTTTTGAACAAAGCGGAACTTTTAAGAATGAATTTAAAAAGTTAGGCTATGAAGCCTATGACTATGACATCAAAAATGACTTTAATGAAACTGATGTTGTAATAGACTTGTATAAAGAAATAGAAAAAGCATATGAAAAACAAGAAAGTATTTTTGACAATTTTAATGATACTAAAGATACTATATTAGCATTTTTTCCTTGTATAAGGTTTGAAGACCAAATACAATTGTATTTTAGAGGAACAGCGGTAGGGCAAAAAAAATGGAACGATGAAAAAAAACTAGAATATAATTTAAAATTACATTCAGAACTATCAAATTTATATACATTAATTACAAAGTTAGTAATAGTATGTATTCGCAAAAAAACACCACTAATCATAGAAAACCCATATAGTTCTACTCATTATCTAGTTAAATATTGGTGTATTCCTTCTAAAATTATAGATAAAGATAGAACTTTAAATGGAGATTATTATGTGAAGCCAACACAATATTGGTTTATTAATTGCGAGCCAAAACAAAACGTAGTTTTTGAACCATTAGAATACGTATCTAAAAAGAAAATAACAGATAAAAAATGTAATGGTGGTGTAAGCAATGTGGTTGAAAGAAGTATGATACATCCTCAATATGCAAGAAGATTTATAAAAGAATATATATTAGAAAGCGAGGCAATAAAGTGATAAAAGATGAAAATATAAAAAATATAGTAGCATATTTAAAGCATTTAGCAGAAAGTAATAAATTAAAGATATCAATTTTAGTAAGTAAAGATGTAAAAGAATTGATCATAGTCAAGGAGGAAGAAGAATGAGATTAGTAAATTATAAAAATTTTGAATGGTATGTAATAAAAGAAGATGAAAAAGAGAAATTGCTATTCATGAAAGATGGAATACCAGCAGATCAAGTGAAAAAGTATTTCACAAATGAACAAATGGTAGATAGCGATAATGATGTAAGATTCAATAAAGATTATACAAATCCATGGTGGAGAGACTCTTACATAAGACAAGTGTTAAATACTAAATTTTTAGAAGATTTAGATATGTCTGAATTAAATGTTATGGAAACAACAGTTGAATTAAATGATGAAAAAGTAAATACTAAAGATTATGTAAGATTAATTACAAAAGAAGAAGCGGAAAACTTACATTTAGAGATAAGAAAAACAAATAGACAATATGGATATTGGACAATGAGTCCGTCTTACTTCAACAGTAGTGGCCGCGCGCGCGTGTTCGCAGTGAGCGGTTCTAGTAACCCTGGCTACTTGAATGCTTACCTCGTCAGCAATAGTAACGTCGTTCGTCCAGTAATATCTCTAAAATCTGATATTCAGTTGACTGATGTAAATTACAGTATCGCAAGCGACCACGATTGCGACGTAACTATAGAAGAAATAGAAGATATATACGAAGCTGATACAGAAGATATAGCAGAGAAACTAAATGAAGTCATTAAATATATAAATGAAAGTAAGGTTGATAAAGATGAATAGAGTAATATTAGTTGGTAGAATATCAAAAGAAATAACATATAGAGTATCTCAATCAGGCATAAAAAATGCACAAAGCAGTATAGCAGTAAATAGACCATTTAAAAACAAAGATGGAAACATAGATGCAGATTTTATAAACTTTACAGTATTTGGAGATAAAGCTGAAAATCTAAGTAAATATTGTTCAAAAGGAGATTTAATAAGTATAGAGGGAAGAATACAAACGAGAAGTTATGATGCACAAGATGGCACTAAAAGATATGTTACGGAAGTAATGGCTGAAAACATAGAATATTTGGCACATAAATCAAACGAAGCAAGAGATATACAAGAAAATTCATCATCAGTTCCTATACAAGAAGACCCTTTCTCACAATTTGGAAGTGAAGTAGCACTTAGTGATGACGATTTACCATTTTAGAGGTGTGAAAAATGAGTAAAGTAGAATTATATAATGACCATTTCGAGAATGCCAAACGCTATAATATACAACATGCACAACTTATAATAGCAGATTTGCCTTATAACCTTGGTAACAATGCATATGCAAGTAATCCTAGTTGGTATATAAATGGAGATAACAAAAACGGCGAAAGTAAATTAGCTAGTAAATCATTCTTTGATACTGATGAGAATTTTAAGATAAATAACTTTTTTGATTTCTGTGTTAGATATTTAAAAAAAGAACCTAAAAAGGGAGGAGAAAGAGGAAAAAGTAGTAATGCACCTGCGATGATAATATTCTGTGCCTTTGAGCAAATACCTTTAGTAATAGATGAAGGCAAAAAACACGGACTTATGAAATCATATCCATTAATATTTACTAAAAACTATTCGGCGCAGGTATTAAAGGCTAATATGAAAATAGTGGGTGCTACAGAATACGCAGTAGTACTATACAGAGATAAACTACCTAAGTTTAGAAATAATGGAAAAATGATATTTAATTGGTTTGAGTGGAAAAGAGATTCAAGTAAAGAATATCCAAAGATACATCCAACACAAAAACCAATAAATTTACTTAAAAGACTAATAGAAATATTTACAGATGAGGAAGACGTAGTTATAGATCCAGTAGCAGGTAGTGGAAGTACTTTAAGAGCATGTGCAGAGTTAAATCGTAATTGTTATGGTTTCGAAATAAAAAAAGACTTTTACAAGAAAGCAAAAGAACAAATGTTAAGTGACATAAAAGTACAGACCACAATATTTGATAATTTATAAAAAGAGGGTTTTGGTTACTCAATAAGAAAGGAGTAACTATGATAGAAAAAGAAAAGTTTATTACATTTTTAAAGTATATTGGTATAACAAACGAAAGACATCATGCAAAGGCTTATAAAACATATATGAACTTTTATCGTAAAAGCACTGGCAACCATAAATCAAAAATAGTAAATGACAATTATAACAAATATAGAATGTCAGACTATGAGAGATTTCTTGTAAAAGTCTTAAAATACGATGAAGGTTTAATCGAAACAATTACAACGTACATAATATACCCAGAAAAAAGAATAAAAATGGATATAGAAGTTAGCAAATACGGACCTAAAGGCGTTTGGGCTAAATCGTTAGGAAAGGTTAAAGCATGACAGAAAAGGAAATAAACGAAAGATATATAATCAACAGAATAAAAGGGCAACATGGTAAATGCTTAGGATTAAATAAAATAGCACCTACCATTTATGAACTTATGAAGGAAGCCTATACAGACGGACTTAAACAAGGTAAATTTGATGGGACAATGGAGTTCTATGAAAATGGTAAAGTAAACGATTATGAAGTTCTAAAAAAATTAAAAGAATACATAAATAACTTGATTGAAGAAAAAAAAGATAAGATAAAGAACAACAAAACATTCTTATACAATAAGACAATATCTATAGAACAAGGACAAGTCTTGTTACTACAGTCTATACTAGAAAAAATAGAAAGTTTGGAGAAAATAAGATGATAGAAAAAATATTAAAGATAATTAATTACTATGGTGTTAAGCCACAATTAAAATATATGCAAACAGAAATGTATGAATTAATAGAAGCAATACTTGACTTTGAAAATTGTAATGACTCTTATAATGAAGATTATGATGATAAAGAATTATTTGTAGATAAGTTACAAAAACTAAGAGGACACATAGGCGAAGAAATAGCAGACATGCAAGTAATGTTAAGTCAAGTCCAAGAACACTATTTAATAAGCGATGAATATATAGAAAGCATAAAAGAACAAAAAGTTGATAGGCAGTTAAAAAGAATTGAGGAAGAAAACAAAACTAATGCCTTTGAAAATGCATATATTAGAAGTTTAAAAGAGATAATATATAAATTACATAATAATGTAGAATTATCAACACCTGAAATGCTTACATTAAAGCACTCTATAGAAGAAATTGAGGAAAAAGATGAGAGTATTAAAAATAAAAGATAATGTAGACTTAAAAGAATTAGAAAAGTTTGGATTTAAAGAAGTAAATTATGTTAATACAAAAATTTATAAATATGAAAATGACTATGGAAATATAATTTTAGGATTAGATAGATTAATACATTTAAATCATATAACAGTAAACAATACTTCTTTATTGGATATCATTTATGATTTAATAAAAGCTGATTTAGTGGAGGTAGTAGATGTTTAATAAGAAGAAATTAATAAAATTAGAAAAAGAAAATGCAATGTTATCACGAGAGAATGAAAAATTGAAAAATACAAATGAAACTTTAAAAGATGTACTGAAGAATAATAATAGTAGTTCATTATTAATAGAAGAAAATAAAAAATTAATAGAATGGATAGAGAAAATATTAGAAAATATAGGAACAATAGATGTGTATTCTAAAGATACAATAAAAATACCAGTTTATAAAGAAAGACATTATATTAGTAATCCTACAGAGTTAAGAGAAACCTCAAGAGAAGTGATATTTATACCTCAAATAGAAATTGTAAAAGAAAGGAATTTTAAAATATAATGATATATACTATGAAAGAATTAATATTCACACCTAAAGAAGAACTAATAAAAATGATATTAACTTTAGAAACTAAAGAGAAGAACTTGATAAGTTATTTAGAAAATATGTTAGACGGTACAGTTAAAGATAATTTTGTAGTAGTACATGTAAAAGACATATTAGAAAGGATAAAGAGTGATAAATATGACTAAAGAAGAAATCGAAAAAAGAATAGAACATTGTGAAATGATGGAAATGGCACATAGAGAAGTTGGCAATACAAAATCAGCGAATAGATTTAATAATAAAAAATACAAGTGGGAAAAATTATTAAGTGAACTTAATCCTAAAAAAGATGAAGAGTTGAGAACTTATAAAACTGGTTATTATAATTTAAAACAAGCACTAATTGAAATAAGAGAATATATTCATACCAATTCTCATTATTACAGTACAGATGATGGCAATGTAGACTTTGTCATTGAGGAAGAAAAAGAGGAAATATTTTGCAAAGACCTTTTACAAATAATAGATAAAGTTTTAGGAGGTAGTGATGAATAAAAAAATATTAGAATTTATAATTATAGTAGTTCTAATAATTGCAGTTATAATAGTAATGAATTTTAATGAAAATAAGTGCGTCAAAAATGGTGGAAAGGTTATAACTGATAATTTAGGTGTTTATGAAAAATGTGTTTATGGAGATGAATAATGCGAGAGATTTTATTTAAAGCGAAAAGAAAAGATAATAATGAGTGGATAAAAGGGTGTTTGTTAATTCTTGAAAGTGGTTATTATATAGTACCAAAAAATACTTATTATAGCGAAATTGATATAATGGCTAATTGTACAGTAAATGCCATATGGGAAGAACAAGACTTCTTTGAAGTAATACCTGAAACAATATCTCAATACACAGGTCTAAAAGATAAAAATGGTGTGAAGATATTTGAAAATGATATTGTTAAATGTTTAATTCATAAATATAAAATATATTTTAAAAATGGTTGTTTTATGTTTAAAAATATTAAAACTAATAAATCATATACATTTGATTATTTGTTAAAAGAGTTTAAAAAAGCAAATGTTACTTTTGAAATAATAGGAAATATATTTGATGAGGAAGTGAAATAATGAAGTTAGGTGATAAAGTGCATTGTAAAGGTTATTTAAAAAAAGTAAATAATCTTGAATATATATATGCTAATAAAAAACATTTTAATAAAGAAAATTTAAAAGCAAATAATATATTAGAAGAACCTACTCATTATTTAGAAGAAGAAGGAGAACTTAATCAAATTACAAAGACTTTTGTAGAAAAAGAATTTGATGGTATAGTTGTAGCAAAAAAAGAAATATCTATTGAAAATAATTACACACAAGCATTTAGAGATATATATGACCCAATAACTTTTGGTTATGTAGATAGTAATTATATTGATGAAGTAATTGTTAGAAAAGAAAATTATATAAGTTGTTATCAAGTATTTTACGCAATGGGGAAAAGTAGATTAGTTCCACAAAGTCAAATAAAGGAAGTGAAATAGATGGAACTAATTAAAAATTGGAAGGAATTATCACAAGTGCCACCTAATGATAAATATAAAATAATTGTTGACGAAGACATGTGTTGTGGTTGGATAGTACCTGTTTGTGATGAAAAAGATGATGAAAATGACTTTATTTGTCATTGTGAAGATAAAAATGAACTTGATACTAAAGAATTTTATAAAAAACATATATACTTATCAACTCATACATTTTACGGAAGTCAGTACAAGTATTCAACAAAAATTTTACAAGAGCATGGATTTGAAATAGAAATAGATAATTGGAATAAGGAAGTGAAATAGATGGAATTATGGGTGAGAAGTCAAGATAGAACAAAATTAGTGAAAGTTAATCAATTAGAATATGATTATACAAAAATCAAAGAAGAAGAAAGACATAAGATAATAACAGTTTTAAATAATGATTGTTTTGTATTAGGTATTTACAAAACAAAAGAAAGAGCATTTGAAGTGTTAGACGAGATAAAAAATCAATTATTAGATAATGTTATAGCAACAGATGAAGATGGATATGCTACATTACTTGAAAACACTTGTCTTTATGAAATGCCAAAGGAGTGATAAAGAATGAGTGCTAAAGATATATTAAAAGAAGCTTTTGAAAGTGATTCAAAATTATATGAAAAAACGTTGGATGATAATTTAGATGTGTTAAAAGAAATAATATCTAATATTTCAAAAATTTTAATGATATTATTTGAAAAAGGTTTAATAAATGAAAATGATGTTGAAAAATATTTTAAATCAAATGAAATTGATATTGCTTTAGAAAATTTTATAAATAAACAAAATAAAAATTGAGGTGGAATGACAGAAAGGATGTGAATTAAATGATGGATATAATAGAAGAAATAACAAATATATCTAAATCTTTAAACAAAATACAAAGTTATATGAGAAATCTACCATCAAAATTAGAAAAGCTAAATTGGAAATTATTAGATTTAGAGCATTTAATAGAAAACAATACATTAAGTACTAAAGAGTGTTATAGAGTAGTACGTGAAATAAAGAAAATAAGAATTGAAAGAAGAAAGGTAAAAAATGATATAGAATTATATAACACTTTTAAAGATAATCAATCAAAATTAACAACTATAGAAAACAGACAATTCTTACTTGCTGAATTAAACAAAACACAAAAAAGTTTAGGAACTAAATACAAAAATAGAATCTATACGGAAGAAGAGATAAAAGAAATGTTAGGAGTGTGAATGTAATGAGAACATTAGTAATTTTAAGAGGTGCACCAGGAAGTGGTAAATCAACATGGGTTAAGCAAATGAGATTAGAAGATTATACACTAAGTGCAGATAACATTAGGATGTTAGTACAAAGTCCTGTTTTAGTGCCTGATAAAATTCATAGAGTTATTAGCCAAGAGAACGATGGTTATGTATGGCAACTCTTATTTGAACTATTAGAGAAGAGAATGGAAAAAGGAGAGTTTGTTATTATTGATGCTACACATAGTAGACAAAGTGATTTCAGTAGATATAATAAGCTATGTGAAAGATATAGATACAGAAGATATTATGTAGATTTTAGTGATGTTCCTGTTGAAGAATGTAAAAGAAGAAATTCTTTAAGAGAGTCACATAAACTAGTGCCTGAGAACGTTATAGATAAAATATATGCCAGACTTAAAACTCAACAAAAAACTAGTGGTTGGGTAGAAATTGACAAAGAGCATTTTTGGGAACAAATTGGAATAAAACTTTTTGATATGAACAAATATGCCAAGATACATATTTTTGGAGATATACATGGGTGTTTTGAACCTTTAAAAGAATATTTCGATAAAAATTGTTATAGTGAAGAAGAAATGTATATTTTCTGTGGCGACTATATAGACAGAGGAACACAAAATAAAGAAACATTAGAATTTTTAATGTCATTAATGAATTGTAAAAATGTATTGTTTTTAGAGGGAAATCATGAGAGATGGCTTAATTACTACTCACTAGACGAATATGAAAATATAAAATCAAAAACATTTTTATATAAAACTGCACCACAATTAAAAGACATAGATAAGAAAGATATACGAGCATTTTATAGAAAAATAGGACAGATTGCTTACTTTGAATATAATGGTGCTGAATATCTTGTATCACATGGTGGAATCAACATATTACCTAAAGAACTACAATTAGTCGCTACAAGTCAGTTTATTAATGGTGTAGGAGATTATAATACAAACATTGATGAAGTTTTTGCAGAGAATGATATGTATGTAGATAACTTTATCGTTCAAGTACACGGACATCGCAATACTTTTGAGATAGATAATGTACAAAATTTATCTTATAACTTAGAGGGTAAAGTTGAGTTTGGTGGTTATCTAAAAGTGTTACAATTGGAAAAAGGTTTTGATCCTACTATGATTAAAATAAAAAATAACAACTATCAGCCACCGCAAGAAGTTAATGAGTTTCAAGAATGTAAGACTAACATAGAAATTCCTATTCTTGAACAATTAAGAATGTCTAAAGATGTTAAAGAGACTGAATTGGGAAATAATATAAGTTCGTTTAACTTTACTAGAAAAGCTTTCTATAATAAAAATTGGAATGACATAACAATAAAAGCACGTGGTTTATTCTTAAACACTGAAACTGGTGATGTTGTTGCGAGAGGTTATGAAAAATTCTTTAATGTAAATGAAGTAAGAGAAACAGGATTAGAACATCTATTATCTAAATTTAAAGATAAACATATAACTTGTTATAAGAAAGAAAATGGTTTCTTAGGAATACTATCTTGTTACAATGGCGAATTACATTTTCATAGTAAATCAACTGATAAAGGCGATTATGTAGAATTGTTTAAAAAAATTTTTATGGAAACTATTGATGAAGAAAGACTTTGGTTATTAAAACAACACATGAGTATAAATAATCATTCATTTGTATTTGAAGTGATAGACCCTGTTAATGACCCACATATAATCAAATATGATAAACCTAAAGTTATTTTATTAGACATCATAGAAAATACTATTGAATTTAACAAATTACCTTATGAAAAAGTACAATTAATGGCTAGTAACTTAAAAATAGAATGTAAGACTATTTATAAAGAATTTGATGATATAAGAGAATTTCATAAATGGTATTTAGAAGTAACTGATGAAGATAATATGGAACATGAGGATATAGAGGGTGTTGTTATAGAATGCGATGATTTTATGACTAAGTTAAAATTTCCATACTATAACTTTTGGAAATTCATGAGAAGCGTGAAAGAAGGTTATCTTAAAAGACATACATTAAAGTTATCAAGATTACACAATGCAGAAGCGAACTACTTTTATGCTTGGCTAAAGGAACAAGATAACGAAACATTACAAAAGGATATTATTAGTTTAAGAGATAAATATAAAGGAGTGTGATACAATTGGAAACAAAAACAGTAGTATTAAATGAATTATCACATATATTGATAGACCAAAAAATTTTAAATAAACAAAGAGATAATTTAGAAGAAAGAATAATATTAAAATTATATAGTTTAGGGGTTAAAGGAAGCAACTACAGTGAATTAGTTATAAAAATGTCAGGGATACAGGATAAATATTCAAAGACATTTATTGAAATAGAAAGTTTAATTGAGCGAAGAAGTATAATCGTAAAAGAATTAACTATGATAGAAGAAACAATAAAGACAATAAACGACAAAATGAAAAAATCTAAACTAATAGAATATGAAGTATTCAGTCTACGTTATTTCGATGGATTGACATTACAAGAAATAGCTAATAAGAAAAAGTATTCAATTGATAGAATAAAGCAAATAAACGCAAGTATTAACAAAAAATTTGAGTGTCAATAGAAAAATTACACTTTCATTACACCTAAATTGTATCTAAATAGCAAAGATTACACCCTCATTACACCTTTTATTTGGTAAAATGGTATCATGAAGTAATTATAAGATTATTTCAGTGGCTACATTAGCCAGCCCCTTTTTATTCTTTTTCCCCTATAAGGAAAACGATAGAACATAGAGATATGTTCTTTTATTATTGTATTAACTAGGAGATGATTTATATGCAAACATTATTAAAGATATTATTAATAACGGGATTAGTTGTATTTGCGATTGTTGTTTGTATACTTAATTATCTTAAAAACAATAGGAGGTAAGTGTATGAGAGGACAAAAGACAGATAATAAAACTAAAGCCAAAGTAAGAGCAAGTTATGCACTTACTAACAGTTATAATAAAACAGCCAAAGAATTAGGAATAAGTGATAAAACAGTAAAAAAGATAATAGAAGAAAATCCGAAAGAATTTACGAAAGTATACGAAAAGAAAAAACAAGACTTTGCAGATAAAGCAACAACAATAATAGACAAAGGAATGGAACTTTTAAAGAGAAGATTTGATACAGCTTTAGAAAATCAAAACGAATTAGAGGAATTAATTGATATGGTAATTAGTGATAGTAATTCTGATGAAAATGACAAATTAAGCCATAAAGAAAAAATGGACATAGTAAAGAAAATTAGAAGAATAGAATTAAACAATTTATCTGAAATAACAACTAGTATAGGAACTTTATATGATAAAAGAGCGCTGTATAAAGGCGAAAGTACAGAAAATAATAAATTTGAAGTTAATATAAAGGTCGTTAAATAATGAATATAGAATTGACAGAATTACAACTTAAGTTTCACGAGGCCAAAGAAGATGAAGTGTTATTTGGTGGAGCAGCTGGTGGTGGAAAATCCTATGGACAATTATCAGATGCTTTATTATATGCTCTAGAGTTTCCAGGAATTAAACAGCTTATATTAAGACGTACTTTTCCAGAATTAGAAAAATCATTAATAAGAAGTAGTAGGACATTTTATCCAACCTCACAAAAGATATGTAGTTACAATGAAAGTAAAAAATCTTATACATTTATAAATCATTCGATAATAGATTTCGGATACTGTAATAGTGAGAAAGATGTTTATAATTATCAATCAGCAGAATACGATGTTATTCGATTAGATGAGGCGACACATTTTACTGAATTTATGTATCTATATTTAAAATCGCGTGTAAGAGGCGTAAATAACTATCCAAAGCAAATGAAAAGCACAACAAACCCTGGTAATGTTGGACATACGTTTTTTAAAGAAAGATTTGTTGATAATGGAGAGCAAGTTTATAAAGATGTTAATGGAACAAGATTATTTATACCTGCTAAACTAAAAGATAATATATTTTTAATGAAAAATGACCCTGACTATATTAAAAGATTAGAGAGTTTACCTGAAAAAGAAAAGAAAGCATTAAGAGATGGAAACTGGGATATATTTGATGGGCAATTCTTTACGGAATTTGATAGAAGCATTCATGTAATAGAACCATTTAACATACCAGAGTATTGGGATAGATATATAGCAATGGACTACGGACTAGATATGTTCGCAGTTCTTTTTATTGCGATAGATACTAAAGGCAAGGCTTATATATACAATGAAATACACAAAAGTAATTTAATAGTAAGTGAAGCAAGACAAACACTTAAATCGATTATGAGACAGCATAAATATAAAAACATATTCGCACCACCAGATTTATGGAATAGAAATAGAGATACAGGAAAGAGTACAGCTGAGATATTTAGTGAAGGCGATATTTATTTGACAAAAGCAGGCAATGATAGAAAGGCAGGATGGCTAAATGTTAAAGAATGGTTAAAGATAAAGAAAGTTAGACATGAACAGACAGGAGAACTAATTGAAGATAGTGACTTAAAAATATTTAGTAATTGTATTAACCTAATAAGATGTTTACCACAACTACAACATGACGAAAAAAATCCTAATGATGTAGCAACAGAACCACATGAAATCACACACATAACAGACGCTTTAAGATACTTTTGTGTTAGTAGGGTAAATCCTAGTAAAGAGATAATAAATAAAGAAATAACATTCAATTTTGACTTTGAGAAGCCATTAAACAAAGATTACGGAGAGGAGATAATGATAATATGAAAAAGAAAGTATATAGAGAAAGATACTATACTGAAGCAAGAGAACGTAAAGAAGCAGAAAAAAAGAAAATTCAGAAGAAAAACAGAAAAGAGGTAAGATAATGGAAACATTACTCATGTGCACTATATTTGGTGTTTTTATTTGGTCATCATTTCTACTAGGGTTGCATTATGGCAGTAAAGTAAAAAAAGATGAAAAAATAGAAATTCCCAATCCTACAAAAATAGTTACTAAACATATAGAAGAAAAGAAATATAAAGAACAAACTGGAAAAGAACAAGAAATAGAAGAAATAAATTTATATAACATTGATAATTATGATGGTACAGGATTAGGACAAAAAGACTTTCCAAGTTAGGAGGTAGACAATGAATATAGAAGAAATAGAAAAGACTGATATATGGAATTTATATCAAAAACATATTAATTTCATGAATAGAAGAAACATATATTGTGATACAGACTTAAACAATAGAATGTATAACGGTGATCAATGGGCAGGATTAAAAATAGAAGGAATAGAAAAGATACAATTTAATTTTATTAAACCAGTAGTAAAACATAAGGTTTCTACAATTACATCAAACCTATTTGCAGTCAATTACAGTCCAGAAAATATAGAGAACATAGAATTTATGGAAACAGCACAAAAAGCTTGCGATTTACTTAATAAAAAGGCAAGTAAAGTATGGGACAAAGATTTCATGGATAAGAAAATTAAAAAAAGTGCTAAACAAGCCGCTATAAATGATGAGGCAATATGCTATACATATTACGAAGAGCAAAACAACATGCCTATAAACGAAATAATATCAAAAAATGATATCATGTATGGAAACGAAAACGAAGAAGAAATACAGTTACAACCTTACATATTGATTAGAAAACGTGTAACGATTATTGAGTTGCAGGACCTAGCACGAAAAGAAGGCATCCAAGAAGAAAAGATAAAATATATCAAAGGCGACAATGACACTTCAACTATAGCAGGCGATAGTGGTAAAGATGAAGTAGAAGATAAATGTTGGTTAATAACTAAATTCTATCGCAAAAATGGAACAATACATTTTAGTAAATCTACTGAATACTGTGATATACAAGAAGATAAAGACTCTGGACTTACCTTATATCCAATATCGCATTTTAACTGGGAGGACCAAGAAGGCAATGCTAGAGGAATAGGAGAAGTAAGACAACTAATACCTAATCAATTAGAAACGAATAAAACAGCAATGCGTAGAGCGCTCACAACTAAAAACATATCATATCCACAAAAAGTAGTTAATGAAGAAAGTGTACAAAACATTAAAGACATAAACAAAGTAGGCTCAATAATTAGATTTCAAGGAATGGGAAATCAGTTAAAGGCTAGTGATGTAATGATGACTACAAGTCCAGGACAGATGGGAACAGATGCAGAGAAGATACAAACTGAATTAATTAGTTATTCTAAGGATTTGAATAATGCAGGAGATGCCACTACTGGAAACATTAATCCAGAAAGTGCAAGTGGACGAGCAATTTTAGCAGTACAAAATGCTCAAAATCAACCGTTAAACGATCAATTGATAGGCTTAAAGTCATACATGGAAGATATAGCAAGAATATGGTTTGAATATTGGAAAGTTTATGCAAGCAATGGACTTACTATAGAAGTAGATAATACTGACCCTATAACAGGAGAAATAACAAAATCATTAGAAGTAATACCATCTTATATATTAGAAGCATTAAGTACTAGTGTAAAAGTAGATATAACGCCTAAAGGTGCTTATGATAAATATGCACAAGAACTATCATTAGAAAACATGTTTACCAATAACAAAATATCATTTGAAGAATATGTAGAATCACTAGATAGTGATAGTGTAATGCCTAAAGTAAAACTAGAGAATATTCTTAAGAAACGTAAAGAAGCAGAAAAACAAATAGCAGCAATGGAACAACAAGCACAAATGATGAGACAACAAGCAGAACATCAAATGTTTAATGCAGAAGAAATAGGAAACTTAGAACAAGTAGGTAATCAAATGATTGAACAGGCTATAGCAAGGTAGTCTTTTTTATTGGTCCAACATATCGACCATAAAAATGTATGGAATATATAGTCGACAGACTTTAAATGGGAGGAAAATATGGCAAATGAAGAAATGTTAGAAACAACTAACGAAACTGAAAATACTGAGACTGAAACAGTAGAAGAAACACAGGAAGGTATAGAATTAACTGATACCGCTGAAACTGAGGAAACAATAGAAGAACCAGTAGAAGAAAGAGAAGAAGTTGAAAAGTCACTTAGAGATATTCTTAGAGAGAATCCAAAGTATCAAAAAGAATTAGAAGATACTATTATCAAACCTAGATTAAATAGAAAAGATAAGGAATATCAAAGAGAGCTATCTAAGTACAAAGATACTGAAAATGTACTTAAAAAGACATTGGAAGTACAAGACGGAGAAGATGTAAACACAAAACTTCGTGAATTTTACAAAGACCAAGGTATAGAACTTCCAGAAGTTTATCATCAAGGACTAACTGAAAATCAAATAAGACGTTTAGCTATAGGAGAAGCAGAAGATATCATAGCAGAAGGATACGATGCTATGGTAGATGAAGCTAATAGACTTGCTAAAAAAGAATATAAAAACTTGAGTGAAAGTGAAAAGATTATATTTAATACATTAGCAGAAAAACTAACAGAAGAAAATGATAAACAAGAACTTAAAAAGTTAGGTGCTAAAGAAGAATTACTAAAAGATGAGAATTTCAATTCCTTTAGAAAAAAATTCAATTCTAATGTACCTATGGAAGAAATCTATAGTCTTTATAAAGGTAGTCAACCTAAGCCAAAGGTTGAAAATCCAGGGAGTATGAAATCACAATCAGACACTTCTAATGTAAAAGATTTCTATACTAGAGAAGAGGCTTTAAAATTTACTAAAGAGGATTTAGATAAAAATCCTAAATTAGTAAAAGCAATAGAAGATTCGATGATAAAGTGGTAATTACTACTAAATTAAAGAAAGGAATGATGTTAAATGGCAGTTACAAATTTTATCCAAAGTATTTGGAGCAAAAAAATACAAGATGATTTAGAGTTGAAATGCAAGTTAGTTAAAAACTGTAACACAACTTACGAAGGAGATTGTAAATATGCACAATCTGTAAAGATTCTTGGTGTTGGAGAACCTACAATAGGAAAATATGACAGCACTATAGATATTAATATTGAGGAAATGAGTGATAGAGGGCAATTATTAACAATAGACCAAGCAAATTATTTTGCGTTCTATGTTGATGATGTTAATCAAGCTCAAAGTGTTCCAGGATTAAAAGAAGAATATAGAAGAAAGGCTGTACATGGTTTGGCAGTTAAAAGAGATAGTTATATAGCAAGTTTAATCAAAGATGCAACTAATGTAACAATTGCAACAAATTTAACAGAAAGCGCTGTTAAGAATGCGATAGATAAAGCTATAGTAGCATTACGTGAGCGTAACTTTGATGAAGATGGAGTTATCGAAATAACACCACTTGTTTATAATGTATTCAAAAATTGCTTAATAACTTTATCAACTAATAACCCAGACTATATCAAAAATGGTAAAGTTGGTGTTTATGATGGCTTTGATGTAATCATGTCTAACAATATGGCTAAAGATACTACCCACGCTTATTGTGATATTAGAGGTAAAAAAGCTATAGCATTTGCAGGGCAAATCAATGAAGTTGAAGCATTAAGAGCAGAAAAAAGGTTCAAAGATATTATTCGTGGACTTGATACTTTTGGTGCTAAAGTAATTGATGAGGCAAGAATTGAGGCTATTAAAGTTCCACTAACTGTAACAGCCTAAGAAAGGAATGATAAAGAATGTTAAAATATAAAGTTTATATTAATCAGGAATTTAGAGATAAATATACTGGTAAATTATATGAGATCGGGCAAACAATAGAAGATTTAACACAAGAACGTATCAATGAAATAAATGCAGTAAACAAAGAATTAATCTCTGTTATTTCTTCTAAAGAAGAAAATCCTAAAAAAGACAAATCAAAAGAAGAAAATCCTAAAACAAACTAGAGAGAGCGTTCTCTCTGACATCACGTTAATAGTTTCTTAAGGTGCAAGTCCTTAAAACGTGAAAGAAAGAAGGTAGAAAATGAATCAAAATTTTATAAGAGTAATGCAAGTTCCTGACATGATGTTATATCAAGCAATAAAAGTAAACAAAGATACAAAGTTAGAATATAAAACTGATACAATAGAACAATCTTTAGAAGAGTTAGTATTTAAAACAAAAACAACCATAAAAAAGGATAACTATGAAAGTATTTATGATACAAAAATCACCTTAAAAGAAGGAGATATAATTATATATGAAAGTGAAGAAAGGGGATATATAGTTCCGATAGAAAACTTTAAAACAGTATTAGAAATTATAGAAGAATTAAAACAAATAAAGGAGGTATAGAATGACACTAAAGGAAATGAAAATAAAAACATTTAGTTTAATTGAAGAATATTATCCTAATTTAGAAAACTTAGCAGAAGATGAAGATGTAATAAGCAAAATAAATGGAGTAATAAATCAAATTCAAATGGATTTAATGAAGTATAGGAAAATAAGTTCAAGTGAAACTATAAGCATATCTAAAAATGATTTAAAAACAATAGAACTAAAAGATTACTTAGATAACTTCTATCAAGTGGCTAAAATTCTCTTTGATAAAGATGTAGATTACAATATGCCGATTGATGGATTTTTACAACTACCAGATGATTATGAAGGAGAATTTACAATATTTTACTATAGATATCCTACACTAGCTAAAACAGTATTTGAAAATGAAACAGAAAGAAAAAAAGAAGATGAAAAGTATACATTTGAACTAGATACAGTTTTATTAGAAATTATGCCTTACGGAATAGCAGCAGACCTATTAAAAATGGATATGATTAGTTCTTATGGAAAATACTTTTATGAAAGATATCTAGAAATGAAAAATAGTATTGATACTAGAACTAACATAGGAATGATAACTATAAGTGGAGGAGTTGATATTTAATGGCTTTAACCGACATTATAACAAGAAAATATTCTTATTTTAGTGGAGTAGATTTTTCTAACTCAGAAAAGAAAAGTTACAGAAGTCCTAACATGGTAAATATGTATAAAAATTACAAAGATAGTACCAATAATGCTATAGAAACAAGACCAGGTATGAAATTATTAACAACTTTTAATAATCAAGTATATGGTTTATTTTTTTATACAATTAACGCTAGCAATACACAAGTCTTAGTACATGTAGGAACTAAATTGCTTAGATGGGATAATTATCCTAATAGTCCAGCAAATACTATAGTGCTTTATGAAGGATTAAATACAGATTATTCTAGGAGTTTCATATTTGATAACATTTTCTTCTTTATGGATGGATTAAACTATTTAGAATATGATGGAACTACTTGTAAAGAAGTTGAAGGAATAATCCCAATTACCACATATGGAAGAACACCACACGCAGTTACGCATATTGACGATAACTTAGATGATGATCTAGTATACCAACCAGTAAACTGTTTGACACCTAAAAGAAAAAATCAATTTATAGCGGATGGAGAAAGCAAAGAATATTACTTGGATGATTATAATTTGGACACAACTAGTACATTTTTAATGGAAGCAAGAATAGATGATGGAGTTAAATTAGTAGAGAACATAGACTTTACTGTTGATAGAGAAAAAGGAATAGTAACATTTAAAAATATACCTACTAAAGATGCTAAAGTTGAAATAATTTACTCAAAAACTAACTCTAATCATAAATCAAGAATACTTAATTGTAATCTAACTTGTGAGTTTGATAATAGAATATTCTTAAGTGGTAATGTGGATTATCCTAACGCAGTGTTTCATAGTGAATATAACGAACCTAGATATTTTAGTGATTTAGCATATTATGAATGTGGCGTAGACTTAGCACAAGTAAAAGCACTAGTACCAGCAAGTAATAGTCTATATGTATTAAAAGAAACCAATAATAATCAAAGTAGTTTAGTAATATTAACTCCATCTATATCTACAGGATTAAATGGTGGGCAAACTAAAACATATCCTCCTGTAGATGGAAGTATCAATGTTGGCTGTATATCAACTGGTCTGAACTTTCAAGACGATATTGTATTTTTCTCAAGAAATGGCTTAGAAGCAATTACAGGTAGTGTTTATAATGAACAAATACTAACTCACAGAAGTAGTAATGTAGATGCTAAAATGACATTAGAAACAGGATATAAAGAAGTTAAAACAATAGAGTGGAAAAATTATTTAATGTGCCTAATTAATTCTAAAATATATTTAGCAGATAAAAATACAATGTACACTAATGATTATGGAAAGATAGAATACGAGTGGTTTTATTGGGAATTACCTAATAATATTAACTTCATAAAAGAAAATGAAGAAAATGTATACTTAAGTAATGCTAATGGAGAACTATACATACTAGATGAGAATGATAATAGCGAAATAATACATAGTCATATAACTACATTTAATGATAACTGTGGTTATGATTCGTACACAAAAACAACAAATAAAAAAGGTGCAGAAATAGATGTAAAAGTCAAAGGAAATGATGATATAAAAGTATATGCTACTATAAATGGAAAAGAAGTCTTAATAGGAACTTATAACGACGAAAAAGGTTATATAATATTAAAAAAGAAACTAAAAAAATTTAAGGAAATAAACTTCAAAATATCAAGTGAAAAACCATTTGGTATTTTTTCTATGACCTTTGAAGCCTTTATAGCAGGATATTTAAAAAGATAGGAGGTAATTATGCAAGACGAAAGATTAAATAACATACTAAGTGAAAGAGATAAGGCTATCAATGAAAGTAACAGCACTTATCAAGGATTGATAAACAATAATAAAAATTTATATGATGAACAACTAAAGGGACTAGACACATATGAAACTACTCAGAATGGAATCGCACAAGGTAACTATGAACAAGCAATAAACCAAATAAATCAAAACAAAGAAAATGCTCAAAAAAGAACTGACATAGAAAATCAAAAAGCCTACAATTCATATCAAAAAGTAATAAACCCCTATGGTGTAGAACAAGAAAGCTTAGGCGGATTAGGAAACAGTGGCTATAGTGAAACTTTTAAACTAGGTGCATATAACCAATATCAAAATAGAGTAGGAAAAGCAAATATAGCTTTACAAGAAGCCTTTACACAATATGATAACGAAATGTCAGAAGCTAAAAGAACTTATGATACAACTAAAGCCCAAAACGCCCTTACAAAACTTCAAATGCAATTAGAATATGCTAAAAGTTATAACGATACTAATACTTCGTTATCATTAGGACAACTAACAGGTAAGCAAAATCTAAACAGTGATTATGACAATAGATACATGAATATGATAAATCAAATTAATACAGAAAAACAACTTGAAGAACAAATAAGACAATACAATGAACAACTAGCATACCAAAAAGAAAGAGATAGAATAGCAGATGAACAATGGCAAAAACAATATGAGTTAAGTAGGCAAAGTGCTTATAACTCAAGTAGAAGCTATAGTTATAATGGGGCCAGTTTGTCAAATGATAGCTATAGCACTCCTATTTTAAGCGATAGTCAACAAGTGGATTTAGAAAATATAAACAATGCAGTAATGAACACTATGAATAAAGCACTATCAGCAGTTACTGGTAAAAAAAAAGTAGATAATTCAAATGTAGTCAGTGCAGACAAATGTCCGGTACTTACTACAAATTTAGCAACAAGTTGGGCTAATAATAATATCTTTAATAAAAAAGATATGACACAACAAGAATTAGAAAACCAATTGAACTACGGAATAAAAAATATGAAAATATCAAAAGGTGACGCGAATACTATTTTAAAAGCCTTTGGATTGTAGGTGGAATATGAGTACAATTAGAGAAAGATTAGGAATATCAGAAGATTACAAAGAATTAGACTTTAAAGAGGAAAAAGAAAAACTTAGTCAAATAAATAAAAGTTTAATAAATACTAAACAAAAAAACACAAGCGAATTGTGGAAAAATGCTGGAGTTAATAATTATTTACCTACAAAAATCCAAATAAATAACATGGGGACAAATTATACATCCGCTGTTCAAAATATATCAAGTCAAAGATTTGATTTAAAAAGACAAGTTGATAATTTGCCAGAAATAAAACAATTAGAACAGCAACGACAAAAACAAGAATCTAATACAGGTTGGGCAGAGTATTACAAAAATTTACGTGAAATAGAGAATAAAGATATTAGTTGGTGGGATAAATATCCTGGAAGATTTTTAAGTGGACCAATGTCCACAATTAATGCTTTAAATGATTACAAGTATAAAACTTTTGATGAAAACGGAAACAGAGTATATTTGCCTAGCAAATATGATTTAAAGGAACAAAAAATAAACGAAAGCTATAATAGTGGATTAGGAAGATTTATAGGAAATACTTTATCTCAAATATCTAAAATAGGAACATCGAGTTTAGTAAATACAGTTGCTCCAGGTGTAGGAAGTGCTACTTATTGGGGTAGTATGTTTACTCAAAATTTGAAAAGTGCGAAACAAGATGGTTATGAAGATATGGACGCGCTTTTGTATGCAACAACTAGTTCAGCTCTAGAATTTGCTACAAGTAAAGTTTTAGGAAGTGCTACAAACAAATTAACAGGTGGAAAAAGTAGTGCGTTAGACCAACAACTAAAAAAAGGTTTTAGCAAACTAATTAAAAATGAAACAGTTTCTAATTTCTTAGCAAATGCTACTAGTGAAGGTATAGAAGAATTTACTCAAGAATATCTAGATAATTTTAATAAGTTGATATTTTTAGAAAAAAGTAAAAACCCTAATGACTACCTAGATGTTATAACTAGTACAGATGTATTATCGGATGCTTTATATTCAGCTGGTATAGGTGCAATAAGTGGTGGTGTATTAGGCGGAAATATTGAAACAAACAACAAAACATTACCTATGTCACAAGAAACTAACTTACAAGACATAAAAGCACTCCAAAACACACAATATTCTAAGGAAAATGATATAAATCAAAATATTGAAAATTCTAATATATTCAAATATAATAAAACAGATAATCAAAAAGTAAATAACTTAATGGAGTCTGCTGTTAACTCACAATTCTCAGACACACAAACAACACATAATTTTATAAATAGTTTAGCAAAAATAATAACAGACAAAGATATAGACATAGTATTTGACAATACTTTACAAGACGATGTAAATGGAAAATATGAAAATGGAAAAATATCTATAAATCCAAACTCAACAAGAGCAGGAGAATTTATAGCAATACATGAACTAACTCATGCAATTGGAACAGATACTATGAGAAATATTGTTGATAAGTATAGACAATTTAATACAGAATTTAATGACTATTTACAAACCAAACTTAATAACTATAAGACAAGTGAATTATCAGAAGAAGCAATGTCAGATGTATTAGGAAATGTCTTAGGTAATCAAGAATATATAAATAACCTATCTATAGAAGAACCTAACATATTTAAAAAGATTTATCAAGAAGTAAAGTATTTATATCATCAATTAAGAGGCTATAAAAACCAAAGTCAATTTGTTGAAGATTTAATGTATAAGTTTGATAGTGCCTATAGAAATAGTGATATTAACTTAGATAAAACAGGATTTAGTATACAAACAGATGAAAATGGAAATAAATATGTAAATGTTGATACTGACCAAGATATATTTGAGGGTATTAATACCAAAGATTATAATAAAATAGCAAAAATGTATATTAATGATTATTTACGTGGAGAAACAAATTTATCTAATAATGATAAAGCTATAATAGATAGCAAGTCAGCAAGTAAGTATACCAATCCAGGAAAAAAACAACCTAATTTTATCGAAAAAATGAAATTAACACCTGAATTAAAAAACGTATTAGAAATATCACAGAAAAATAGTGCGTCATTACCAATAAAAGACACTTCAAAATATAGTAAATGGGAATATTATAAATTTAATTTTAAAATAGGAACTCAAGATTTTACTGGTGTAGTAAATATTGGAATAGATAATAATGGAAAAAAACATTTTTACGAAGTTAATAATATACAAAAAACCAGCGGTATATCGGATGTTTCACCGAATCGACCTACTGGTTCTTATAGCAATACTATACCACTTTCTAATGAAAATGTAAATACTACCACTAATTATTCTATGCAAAATGACACAAATAATACAGATAAATGGCAAAAATACTTAGTTACTAACTTTAAACCTACTGGTACAAGAACAAATATGCAAGACATAAAATTACCCATACCAAAAGAAAAATCACAGTCTAATAAAATGCTACCAACGAGTGATAATCTAAAAGCAAAAACAGAAACAAAGAAAACAATGGATCCTGTAGAAATATCAAAACTAACTAAAGAAGATGCTAGTACAACACCAACACTCTCTAATTATAATGCAATTACAGGAGATGGAGAAAGTAAATTCTATACCAACGCCACAGAAAAAAGTAAATTCCTAAAAGAAGATGTAAAAAATCTAATTAAAAACGAAGATGACATAAAATATTATAAAGAAATTACTAATAAAGAAACGCTGGAAAAGGCATACAAAAAATTACAAGATGGCGGTGCTAATGAAACACTTAACTGGTTTAATAGAAATGGTTATGATGAAAACGGAAAATACAAATACAAGCCAACAGCAGAAGATGTAGCTGAAGGTTGGATACTTATGAAACAATATCAAGATGCTAAAGACTATGATATGGTTGTAAACATAGCAAAGAAAATGAGAGAAATAGGAACACAAGCAGGACAAACTGTACAAGCCTTTGGTATTTTAGAAAGACTAACCCCAGAAGGAATGGTAAAATACGCTCAAAGCGAATTACTAGAAGCGTATGACAAGATGGTTAAAAATAAATCTAAAGAATGGATTGATAAACATAAAAGTGATTTTGACTTAAAACCTAATGAAGTAGAGTTTATTATAAACAATATGAAAGAAGTATCAAAAATGGAAGATGGATATGACAAAAGAGTAAAACTGGCAGAAATTCAAAAACTAATGACTGATAAACTACCACTTGAAAAAGGTAAAGCAATTAAATCATGGATGCGTATATCAATGTTGTTTAATCCTAAAACTCAAGTAAGAAATGTTGTAGGAAATGCTTTAATCATGCCAATAAATAATTTTAGTGATTTATTCTCTAGTTATACAGATAAATTAATATCTAAAAAAACAGGAGTAAGAACCACTGGTAATGTTAATGTAAAAGCACAACTAAAAGGATTTAAAGAGGGATTCTATCAAGCAACTAATGATTACAAAAAAGGAATAAACACAAAAGATATGGAAGGCAACAGATTTGAGATAGGCGAAGGTAAATCATTTAATGATAAAAAACTAATAGGTAAAAGCTTAAATAGAGTAGAAGGGTTGCTTAATTATGTAATGGATGTAGGAGATAGAATGTTTAGTCAGTCTGCCTTTGAAAACTCATTACAAAACCAATTAAAACTAAACAACACTACCGAAATAACGCCTGATATGATAGATATAGCAAGAACAGAAAGTTTACAAAGAACATGGAATGATAATAACAACTATACAAAGTTCGTTTTAGATATAAGAAGGGGGATAAATAAATTTGCACACTATGGTAATTATGGACTAGGAGATATTCTGATACCATTCGCAAAAACTCCAGCGAACCTTACTAAAGCGATTGTAGATTATTCTCCAGTAGGATTAGTAAACACTCTAATACAAGGTAATAACTTGCGAAAAGCATTAAACAATGGACAATATACACCTCAAATGCAACATAAATTCGTACAAACATTAGGAAAAGCAACTGCAGGTAGTTTACTCTATATAATGGGAATAGGACTTGCTAAAGCAGGTATAACAACTGGAGAAAGTGATGAAGATAAAGATACAGCAAACTTCTTAAAAAATACATTAGGAGTAAGTTCTTATTCTATTAATATAGGTGGAAAATCATTTACCTATGACTGGGCACAACCTTTAGCAGCTCCATTATCAATAACAGCCAATGTAGTTAATTCTAAAAACAAAAAAGAGAGCTTACTTGAGTCTATAGTAGGTAACTTAGACACAGCTGGAAGCGTTCTATTAGAACAATCATTCTTAACAAGTTTAAATGAAGTATTTAGTGATAATGATGGACCGATTTCTGGAATTATAAATCAATTCTTAAACTTGCCGGCAAGAGCAGTTCCAACATTCTCTAAACAAATAGTAGACCTAACAGACTGTACACAAAGAACATCTTATGAATATGGAAAACCTCTAGAAAGCGCTGTAAATAGCATCAAAGCTAAAATACCGGGACTAAGTAAAACACTAGCACCATCTGTAGATACTCTAGGGCGTGAAATACAAAGATATGGTGGTAAAAACAATATATTTAATGTATTTCTAAATCCAGCCAACATAACTACAGAAAACATAAGTGAAAGTGCTAAAGAAATATATGTTTTATATAAAGAAACTGGAGATAAAACGATAATGCCTAGAGTGACACCTTACTACATAAATACTAATGGCGAAAAAATAACACTAACTAGTAAGGAAAAAGCAGAATATCAAAAAATATCTGGAAGCATAATAGAAGAAAATGTTAAAAGATTATTAAATGATAGTAATTATAAAAAGTTATCAAGTAGCGAAAAAGCTAATTTAATAAAAAATATAGTTGATTATTCTTACAACAAGGCTAGAAAAGATGTGACAGGAATACCTATACCTCAAACTTATAACAAGATTAGTGAATACACTTCACAAGGCGGAAAAGTAAGTGACTATTATCTAAAAAAGGATGAAATAGATTATTCTCTAAAGAATCCAAAAAAACATAAAATAATAACACAAATAGCTACATATGATAAATACTTAGAATATAAAGAGAAGATAGATGCCATTAAAGAAACAAGTAACAATAAAAAAACAGATATTATTAAATATGTAAATTCTCTAAAAATGAGCATTCCACAGAAAGCAATGCTTATAAAAATGTACTATTCATCATTTAAAGTTTATGATGATGAAGTAATAAACTATATAAAGAAAGAAGTTAAAAATATGAATGAAAGAGAAGAAATACTTAAAGAATTAGGATTTACAGTAAAAGATGGGAGGGTTTACAAATGAGAAAAGCTGATATACCAAAAGTTTACACTGCAGAAGATGTACTAAGAAGATTAACTGGCTTGCAACAAGATGTCAAAGCAATTAAAACTATGAATAATGGACTTACTAAAACGGAAGATAAACTAAGAATATTTGTAGAAACAGTCATAAAAGATGTTGATACTATTAAAAACCAAGAGGACAGAAATGTTACAACTTGGTTTTTTAGTGGTCTTCCAACCTTTGAAACAGAACCAGAAGAAAATTGGACAGAAGAAGAAAAGCCAAAACATATAGATGATTTATATTATGACAAAGAAACAGGATATGCTTATAGATATATTTTAGAAAATGGTGTTTATTTATGGAAAGAAGTAACTATTGATGAAGCAAGAGTATTGTCACTTGCTAATGGAGAGTTAGATACTGGAGATAACAAAAGGCGAGTATTTGTAGGAGAACCTATAACACCTTATGAAACTGGAGATATATGGTTAAATAATGGTGTTTTCTATAGATGTCGCGCTACAAGAAATGAAGGACTATTTGAAAGTGTAGATTGGTGTACATCAAGTGAATATAAGGATGATTATTACTTAAAGAACATAGAAGCTGTATTGAATCAGTTTATTCGAACGGTAACAACTGATTATGCTACAAGGGTTTCTTTAGAAACAACAAAAGATTCAATAAATGCTAATGTCTCATCTATAACAACTAAAATAACAAATGATTATCAAGAAATAGTTGGGAAAATTAATGTGTATGATGAAAAAGTTGAACAACAAATACATGATATGTCAACAAAATTAACTGATACCGAATTTAAGATAACATCCATTAATAAAACACTAGAAAATGGTATAACAAAAGTTGAAACAGAAACTGGTTATACATTTGGAAGTGATGGATTAAAAATTGGTAATTCTGAATCGATAGTAAATAATACGTTAGATGAAAATGGTATGTCTATTGCAACAGGAATAGAAAATGTATTATTTGCTGGATATGATAAAGAAACGCAAGAGACTATAGTTAAATCAAAAAATATGACTGTAGAAAAGTACCTAGTTATACCAAGCTCAAGATTTGAGTCTTATGAAAACCCGACTTTTGGTGAGGCGACAGGTGCTTTTTCTATTGATAATTAGGAGGTGCATGAATGCGATTAAGACAATTATGTGCTAAAGGGCATCATTATTTAATATTTGAGATAAACGAGCGAATACCAGATGATTATGTTTCTACAAACAGGACTTACATAGACTGGTCAATTAAAATGGAAGTTACACAAAATTGGTACTTTAGGGATTATAGATCAACATTAAAGGCAACTATAGATGGTCAAGATGTTTATAATACCACAGAGTTAAGAGGTGCAATGAGCACAGGAGAACATTTGTGGGCAAGTGGTAGTACTCCAGTTTATCATAATAATGATGGAACTAAAAATATAAATGTAAGTTGTAGTTTTACTGAAGTTACAAGTAATTACTATACGCCTGGAGATTGCTCGATGTCAGGTAATATGCCATTAAAAACCATACCGCGAGCAACAACATGCCCAAATTTAAACGGATACATAGAAAGCAGTTATAACATACCATTAAACCCAGCGTCAAATGGTTTTACACACTCATTAAAGATAACATTTGGTAGTATAGATAAGTATATTAATTCAAATGGCACATTGCAAACAAGTGAGTATAAATTCGCTAATTCAAATATACTTTTTACAATACCAAATTCATTTTATAATGAATTTACAGGCAAGAATAAAATTGGAACATTAACGCTGAAAACTTATAACGGAACAACACTTGTAGGAACTAAAACAGGAGTACTTACTGCAAACTGTAATGAAACTAAATGTAGACCATCGATAAGTGGAATACTTAAGGATATTAATGAAACAACACTTGAACTTACTGGTAACGCAAATAAAGTTATAAAAGGCTATAGCAATTTACAAGCAAATTTAATACTAACATCATCTTCAACGAATGAAGACCACAGTACGATTACAAAACGAACGATAAATGGAAAAGAATTTACAGGAACAACACCTACTGTTTTGAAGGTAAATTCTAAAACAGTAGCAATAACAGTGACAAATAGTAGAGGTTATCGTACCACAAAAAATATAAGTGCATCTGGAGAATTGATAGACTACTTTAATCCACAAATAAGTATCAATGCTTATAGGGTAGAGCAAACAAGCGCTAACATTAAACTTGATTATTCTGGTAAATTTTTTAAAAAGTCATTCGGTAAGATAGCAAATACTCTAAAAATGAAATGGTATTATAAAGAAGAAAATGCTACGTCTTGGACTTTAGGCGACACTATAACACCAACATTCAACAATGATAACATTGTTAAAGCAACTGTAGACTGTGGGACAATTTACGATTATCAAAAGAACTATAGATTTAAAGTAGAAGCAGTAGATGAACTTGCGAGTAACAACCAAGAACAAACAGTAACTGCTGGTATTCCGAATCACGATTGGGGCAAAAATCATTTCCAACATCATACAGAAGTATATGATAAAAATGGAAATGAGTTTTTAGGTTTCCACGTAATAAGAGATAATGAAGGTTATTTACTCGACGGAGATGGAGTTAAATACTATCCATATTCATCACTGCCAATAGGAAGTATATATTTAAGCATAACGAACCGAAACCCAAAAGAATTTTTTGGTGGTACATGGGAACAAATAGCAAAAGGTCGTACCTTGGTTGGAGTAGATACCAGCGATGCCGATTTTAACACAGTAAAGAAAACGGGTGGAGAAAAGACACATAAATTAACGATTGATGAAATGCCAAAACACACTCATGGAAGTAAAGCAGGTTGGACTACTGGAACTATTGAAGCAAAATATTATTCTAAAAACAACGGTACAAACAATCTTCCAACCGAAGCAACAGGTGGAGATAAACCACATAATAACCTCCAACCATATTTTACTTGTTATATTTGGTTAAGAACTGCTTAATATGTGGCTAAAGAAAGGAGAAAAAATGGAAAACATAACGATAGGGCAAGTAGCAACCATACTTGCTTTTTTAACTGCTTTAATTGGTTCAATAGAATATTTATGTGTACGAATTAAAAAATGGTTGAAAAGAGCACTAAAAGATGAAATAGAACCTTTAAAAAGTAGAATTAATGATTTAGAACTAACATCAGATAAGAATTTTTTAGTTAGATTTCTATCTGATGTTGAACAAGAAAGTGCTATAGATGAAATAGAATGGGAAAGATTTTATGAAACTTATAAAAGATATCATGATCTTGGTGGTAATTCTTATATAGATCATAAAGTAGAAAAACTTAGGAAAGAAGGTAAGATATGATTAAAAAGAAATTTGCTAATTTAATAGATTTAAAGTCTATAATAACGATTCTGATGGTCGTAGCTTTAGTTGTAGGATTTTTTCAAAATAAAATAAATGCTAATGAGTTAATACCATTAATCACAATGATATTGACTTTTTATTTTACAAAAAAAGAAAGTGAGGAAAAGAAAGATGAATGAAAAAGCAAAAATACTAAATGTTAATGCTAATCAAGAACATAGAATAAATGAAATAAGAGAATTGTTTTCGGGAGTTTATAATTTTTTAGAAGAAACTTGTAAACCAAGTAGAGAAACATCACTAGCTATTACAAAATTAGAAGAAGCTCAATCTTGGGTTATTAAAGGAATAACAAGAGAAAAGGAGAGTGAAGAATAATGATATATCCAAAATTTCCAACAAAGTATATAGCATTTAGTCAATACTTTAGCAATAGACATCAGGCAGTAGATATAGCAAATGCTGTTACAGTTGGTAGTAAGAAATATGATAATAAAGATGTGTTTATGGCACATGAAGGCAAAATAATAACAAATAGTTATGCAAGTGATTATGGTTACTTTGTAGAATATGAATATTATGATGGTAATGATAGATATGTATTTGCTGATGGACATTTTGATAAAGCAAGTGAATTAAAAATCGGCGAGACATATCCTCAAGGAACATTTATTAATAGAATGGGTAGTAGTGGAACATCTGCTGGAGTACACGATCATCATAGAATAACTAAAAATGGTGTAAGAGTTAATCCATTAGATTACGAATATGTTTATCCAGACCAAGTGGTAGGTACATTAGAAGATGCACAATTAAAGCATTATACACCTGAAGTTAAACCAGTTATACCCAGTGTGGAGCCTAATGTACCCGAAGATAATATGGACACATCAAACAACAACGACGTCGCCATTGAAGATGATGTAGTAGAATACATTTATAAGCAAGGTGATACTTTTGGGCAAGTTATTATTAATTTAGGGTTAGCCACAAAACATGGCTTATGGGGAGATACTGGAGACGTTAATTATTATAATGCTCAATTGCATGAACAAGGAATTTATGGAAATATTCCAGTTGGTACAACCATCAAATTGAGAAAAAGAACTGATTAAAGAAATAAAAAAACAGGTAAGTTTGCTAATGCACGCTTGCCTTGTTTTTTTGTGTCTTTCTATAGCTACAAATTTTAAAAATTTGTAGAATATATTCTAAAGCAAAATTGTAGATTTGTCAATAGATTTGATTTTAGACAATAAATCTTTTATTGTTAAATCTTCATATTGTGATAACTGATTAATCGAATAATAAAGCTTATCATCAAATTTTACAATACCAATAAAGTATATAGTATTGTCTATATTAACATGTAAAAAATCTTTACCAAAGTGTAATTTAAAATTAGATTTTCTACAAAAGCTTAAGATGTCATCTAAATCTTCTTTTCTCAAATCTTTTAACAATAAATCTGAACTATATTTAACTTTCATTCCTTAACCTCCCCTCATTCTTTCTTTTTCATAAAGATAAATATAGTTCTTTTTAAATATCTTTATAAATTCTTCATGAGAGTTAGTTTTCTCAAACTCTTTTTGAAATAAAGCTTTATAGTATAGTGCAAGCAGTCTATCGTTATGAAATTGCTTATGATGTAAATGACATAAAGGTATTACCATTCCGTATTCAATAGATAACTGTCTATATGCACCTTCATATACTTCATTCAATTCTACACTAGGATTACCACATATACAGCATTTATCCAATTGATTATAAAGTATACTAAATCTATTCTTTTCAGCCTTAGTAAGTTTATATGTGCGTTGTTTTATAGTTTTAATTTCTTTGTCTTCTCTATAAGAACAGTCCTTACATATAATATAATTTATTTCTTTTCTTTGTTTACTACAGTAGTAATAAATCCGTTTTTCTTTTTTATTATTTTTCTTTCTTGTTTTATAGTGTTTGCAATACATTTTAGTACCTCTTTTCTTTATTAAAAATTAGGTACTATTTAGGTACTAAAAAATCAAAAACTTAAAAATTCATTATTATATAATTATTTATTTTAGCTTATTTTTAGGGCTTTACAACGCGTATTTTATATGTTAAAATTAAGTTAAGAAGTGGTTTAGAGTGCCTGTCTTCCCGACCATTTTTTTATAATAATGTCCTCATAGCTCAACTGGATAGAGCGTTTGACTACGGATCAAAAGGTTATGGGTTCGACTCCTATTGGGGACGCCATATTAAGTATATTATCTCCTATTATTAGGGGTTTTTATTATTTGTAAAAATTGTAGTTTATATAGTATAATTAGTATTTGTTAAAGAGGTGTAAATATGACTATAGAAGATGAAATAATTTTTAGTCAGTAAATTTATTTGAGAAAAGATATTAAAAATAGTAGAATAGATTTTTATGATAATGCTTTAAGTTTTATAATGAATAGTAAAGAAGTTAAAGATTCTTCTTTGAAGATATCAGATGAAGAATCTTGTTGTGAGATTTTAGGATTGGTAGTTAGTCAGATTTCTCAATATACTTTTAGTTGTAGATTTTCTATGATGTATTGTGTAAGTGATGGGGTTAATTTTGAAAATAGAACTATGGATGGTTTATTACTTTTTAATGTTTATAATAGCATAGAGTTAATAGGAAATATTGAAAGATTCAATAAAAATGGTTTTATTGGTTCTTCTGAACTTATTGAGAAATTTTATGTAAAAGATGGGAGTTATCAAAGATATTTTAATTATGGTGGTACTGAATATTATGGAAATGAATATATTGATAGTAAGGATTTTGAAAGAGTAAATGAATTTAAAGAAAATGTAGTTAAATTAATGAGAAGTAGAAAAATTTAACTTGAGTTTTAGTTAGATACATGTTACTATGTTTATGTAAAGTGACGACGAAGGAATAAGTTTATTTTCTATTTATAGAGAGTTAGTGGTTGGTGCAAACTAATATTAGGTTTAAATTTTCCTGCCTTCTAAGCGAAATATTAAAAGTATTTCCGGTTAATAGCCGTTATGAGAATTAAGTAAATTAAAGGATGGCACCGTCTTTATGACTCCTTGTGTTCATCCTTTTTGTTTTTTTGGAGGAGAGATATGAAAAATAAAGTAATTACGAGTAGAGAAGATGATTTTGCTCAGTGGTATACTGATGTAGTGAAAGCAGCTAGGCTTGCTGATTATACTGCAGTTAAAGGATGTATTGCAATAGAGCCTAATGGGTATGCTATTTGGGAGAAAATGCAAAGTATTCTAGATAAGAAATTTAAAGAGTTAGGTCACGTTAATGTTCAAATGCCTATGTTGATACCAGAGAATTTATTAAAAAAAGAGGGAGAATTAGTAGAAGGTTTTGCACCTGAAGTTGCTTGGGTTACAAGTGGTGGAAGTAAATTACTTGATGAAAAATTATGTATTAGACCAACAAGTGAAACTTTGTTTTGTGATTATTATAGTACTCATGTTAAATCTTATAGAGATTTACCTATGCTTTATAATCAGTGGTGTAATGTATTAAGATGGGAGAAAGAGACTAGACCTTTTCTTAGAAGCAGAGAGTTTTTATGGCAAGAAGGGCATACAGTTCATTCTAGTGAAAAAGAGGCTTTAGAAGAAACTAAAAAGATGATGGATGTTTATGTATGGTTTCATAATGAAATACTTGCGATTCCATCAATTACAGGAATAAAAACTGAAAAGGAAAAGTTTGCTGGTGCTGAGTTTACACTTACTAATGAGGCTATGATGTATAATGGTGTGTGTTTACAATCTGGAACTTCTCATTATTTTGGACAAAAGTTTAGTAAGGCTTATGATGTTAAATTTTCTAATAAAGAAAATAAAGAGGAATATGTTTATCAAACTTCTTGGGGTACTACAACTAGAATGATAGGTGGGCTTATTATGGTTCATAGTGATGATTATGGTCTTGTTTTACCACCAAGAATTGCGCCCAAGCAAGTGGTTATTATTCCGATTGGAAATAGTGATAAAGTTAATGAATTAGTTAGAAGTTATGAATCTAAACTTAATAATGAAGGTGTTGTGACTTATGTAGATAATAGTGAAAAGAGTCCAGGGTTTAAATTTGCAGAGGCAGAGGTTAATGGTATTCCTGTTAGAATTGAAGTCGGAGAAAGAGATTTAGATAATGATGTAATAGTTTTTGTTAGACGTGATACTCGTGAAAAGATTTGTGTCAACTTAAGTGATTTGGATGTTGTTAACTATACAAAAGATTTACTTGAAATAATTCAACGTGATATGTATGAGCGCGCTAAGAGGCGTAGGGATGAACTTACTTTTGAAGCATACAATTTAGATGATTTTAAGAATATAATGGCTAAGACTCCGGGATTTATTAAAGCAGACTGGTGCGGTAATGAAGAATGCGAAGTTAAATTAAAAGAAATAAATGGATTAAAATCTAGATGTGTTTTAGAAAATGAAAAATGTATAAATGGTAATTGCGCGGTTTGTGGGAAAGAGGCTAAACATTTGGTAATTTGGGGTATACAATATTGATATTTATAAAGATTTCTGTGGTGAGAAGTCTTTTTTTCTTAAATTTTTCTTAAAATTTTTAAACAAAGTTGAAGATTTACTATTTTTTGGGTATAATAGTAATTAAGGTGGAGATATGGATAATAAAATAGAAAATAAAAAGAAATTGAATGTTAAAAGATTAGGTATTTTTTGTGCTTGTATATTAGTTTTACTTATTGTTTTAATAGTATTTATTAATAGTCTTATAGAGGAGGCTAAGTTAAAAGAAACTATAGAATATAAATTAGGAGAGGTAGGATATTCAAGTGGGGAAATTAAACTTATAAAAGAAGAGTTGAATGATAAAGAAATTGAAAAGATTTTGAATAGTACATATAATAAGAACTTATCAAAAGTTATTAAAGAAAAGTATTTTATTTTTTCTAATTTAGATAAGTATTTAGATTATTTGAATGAAAATAGTAGTGTGACTCCAACTAAAGCTATTTCTATTGTTAATACTGGTGCTAATAATGAGTGGTATTCTAATATTAAAGAGACTGATACAAGTAAAAATGAGTTGATGTTAGTTAATAAATTTTATGGTTTAAGTGAGAGTTATGAACCTAGTGATTTAGTTAATGTTTCTAGTACTTATGGGTATGAAGGAAAGAAAGTTAGTGAGAGTATTTATGATAGTTTAACCAACATGTTAGATGCTGCAAAAGAAAATGGCTATACATTATTAGTAAATCAAGGTTATAGAAGTTATGCTGATCAATTAGAAGCATATACTGATATTGAGGATGTAAATGGAACGGAAGTGGCAGATGCTCGTGCTGCAAGAGCAGGACATTCAGAATATCAAACTGGCCTTAGTGTTGAACTTTCAACTTATGGAGCAGAAGTTGGCACAGAAACAGAATGGCTACTTGATAATTCATATAGATTTGGTTTTGTTGTACGATATCCTGAGGGTACTAGTGATATTACTTGCTTTACATCTGATGCTTGGAGAGTTAGATATGTTGGTCGTGATGTTGCGACTAAAATGCATAATGAAAACATAACATTTGATGAATATTATGAATTTTATTTAAATAAATAGGGAGTGATAGGTATGAATAAAAAAGTTGTGGTTTTAGGTGGAGGTAATGGACTTTCTGTTCTTTTAAGTGGACTTAAGAAATTTCCTCTTGACATAACAGCGATAGTTAGTGTTTCTGATAATGGAAGTAGTACTGGTAGGCTTAGGGAAGAGTTTCATACACCAGCAGTTGGTGATATTAGAAGAGTTATTATTTCGCTTTCTGAGACTGAGCCTTTGGTTGAAAAATTGTTTAATTATAGATTTAATACTTCGAGTGATTTAAATGGGCATGCAGTTGGAAATCTTATATTGACTGCTGCTAAAGAGATTACTGGTAATTTGAGTGATGGAATAGAGGCTTTATCTAAAGTATTTAATTTGAAGGGTAAAGTTGTGCCACTTACTGAGGATGATGTTGTTTTAATGGGAGAAATGGAAGATGGTACTATAATAAAAGGTGAAAGTGAAATTACTTTATGTGATAAGAAAATTAAAAGAGTTTTTTATGAAAATGAGCCAGTTGTTACTAAAGAAGCAATTGAATCAATAAAAGAGGCTGATTTAATTATTCTTAGTATGGGTAGTATTTATACATCTATTATTCCAAATTTAATTAATAAAGAAGTCAGAGATGCGATTGATGAATCTAATGCTAGGTTATTGTATGTTTCTAATATGGTGACTCAACCTGGTGAGACAGATGGGTTTAGTGTAAGTAATCATGTTAGTTTACTTAATTCTTATTTAGGGCAAAAGAAGTTAAATGCAGTTGTTGTAAATGATAAGGAGATTGATGAAAATATTCTTAAGTTATATAGAAGTCAAGAGCAAAAAGATCCAGTTTTGGTGGATTATGAAAATCTTAAAAATATAGAAGTTTTAGGTGATGATTTCTTTATAGTAGATAACGGCATGATAAGACATGATTCTTTAAAAGTTGCTTTTTCAATATTTTCATATTTGATTAGATAATTAACAGTTTCTATTGATTTTAGAAACTTTTTTTGTTAAAATTTATTTTACTGTTGTTTTATAGGAGACGAGAGAATGAAACATGTTATGTATAATTCAAATATTGATTTTAGAGATTTATTATTATATGCGAAAGGAAGATATAATATAAGGGTTTTCTTATTTTTGTTTGTTACATCTTTTACGGCATTATCTTGCTTACCTATGGATGTTCTTATAAGAAATAACGAGTTAATTAGTAATCTGGTTTCTTCGTTAGTAATTACATTAATGGGTGGGTGTGTTTCTAAAGAGGTTTGTAGGAAATATGCAAAGATTAAACTTTCTATGATATCTAAATTGTTAAAGGAAGAAGATGTTCATATTTCAGAAGAAGATTTAGAAAATGCTGTGTCTTCAAATATTGATATTTTGGAAGAAAGAATTAGTTTAAATAATGAAGCAATTGATTATTTTTTAGTTTTAGATAGAAATAAACAGATTAAAATTTTGGAATCAATTAAAATGGATTTATATTTGGCTAAGGGAAGAACTATTGATAGGAGTTTATATGTTCTTGACGATAGTGAAATTAGAAATGTTGTTATTCCTGAAGAAGAAGTAAAAAAACTTAGATTAGGGGAAAATTATGATAAAGGTAAATTACAAAGGAAAATTAAGTAAGGATATAGAAGGGGTAAATGAGAAGTATATTTTTATTTCTAGTAATAAAAGTATGCTAATTCTTGATGTCATATTAGGTTTGCTTACTGTTGTTTTGGGTTATAAAATTAATAAGGAATATATTGATGCTCTTGTACTTGGCTTGAAAACTTTTGGGGTTTGTTTTGGATTGACTTTGGTGAAAGGATTAGCTGAGAAGAGAAAAGTGTATATTGCTAGAAATAAATCTCAAGGTAGATTACATATGTTTTCTAAATATTTGAAAGCTAATAAGATTAATATTAGTGAGAATGATTTAAAAAGTGCTACTGTTTCTAGTAATTTGATAATAGACCATAATAAGAATGTTTTGGGGCAGGCAGTGAGTTATCAAATAAGTTCTAGTGATAAAAAGAGAATGTTAATAGAAATGAAAGAAAGTATTGCGGAAAGTATTTCTAATTTTAGAGTTAGAGCATCTTTACTTGAACGAAAAGAATTTGTAGATATTCAAGACGGTGATGTAAATCTTTATTTAGTTGAAAGCTATGAATTATCTAGAGAGAGTAGTGCTAGAACTTTGTCTAGAGGTAAGAATAGGTAGATAAAATAAAAGTTCCTAAGTTTTTTAGAAACTTTTATTTTGTTTTGAAATTTTAACTTACTTAATGGATATGTAAGAATTCTAATATGTTTGATTTAAATATTCATTTTCTATATGCCAGATGAAGTTGAATGTCGTTTTATGTCCTTCTTTACTTCTTATTAAAATGGTTGTTCTATAGTCATTGTTAGGGTTATTTGGAGTCTTGCCTAAGTATATTTCTTTATTTTTTATATTTATAGTGGAAGTAAGAATAGTTTTGTTTAGGTCCCATTTTAATGATATGTAATCTTTAGTGGTGTTTATCTTATATATTTCTGTGTAGTAAGGATATTGTTTTATGTTCTTTACTTTTCTTTTTGATAATTTAGTTAATAGTTTAGCATTGCAATGAAAGAAATAGTCTATGTTTTCTGAATACTTGTTTTTTATGTTAATTGTATCTACTAATTTGTCATTTTTAATAGTTAATTTTTTTAAAATTTTAGTGTTTTGTGATATTGTTTTTATTGTTATACCATTTTTGTTTTTAAGAGTAACATAAATTTTTTTGGGTTCTTGTTTTTTAGTGATTACTATATTATGAGAATAATCTTTTTTATAAAATTCTTTTGTTATAGTGCTACCATATCCAGAGGATGATAAATCGTGTGTTAATAAAGAATTGCCTACTAATATTTCTGTGTTCAATATATCTTCATGCGCGTGGGAACTAGTTTTATTTTTGTATTTTATGAATATGTTCCAAAAATTATTTCTAATTATAGAGAATCCTGTATCAATATAATGTTTTGTATTTTTGTTAGGATTGTAATTGTTATTAATGTTATTTATAGTTTCTGTGAATTCATTTTTCCAAATCTGGTTACTAATTTCAAAAACATTTATGTAATCTTTAAGTTTTCTGTTAGGCCATCCATCATTAGGACTAGGTAGTTTACAGTTATTGAAACTTAGTTTTAAGGTTATATTTACCATATTTTTAATTTTTCTATAGTATTTATTGGGGATTTTATAGTTATGATTTTTTGCAATTATGAGCAAGTTTAGAATTGGTTTAAGTACGAATAAGTGATAATGAAATGAGCCTTCATACCAAAAGTTATTTTTTGTTGTGCCTTTTTGTATTTGATTATAGAAAGAGAACTTACTATTGAATGCAAAATCTAAAAGTTCTTTATTTTTGGTTATAATTCCTATCATTCCTATTACACAAATTTCATAGCAGTCTATATTATGTATTCTAGTAATTTGAGGCCTTAATAATTCATATATTTGTATGAAAAATTTATTTGTTTTTTCTAATATTTGTGTATCTAAGTATTCACGTGTGTTTTCAATTGAATTTATTATGTTTAGTGTAATCATTGCTTCATTTAGACCTTGTGATGTTATTTTTCCAGTATTAATACTGGTAACTTTTTGATAGATTTTGCCTTCTTTGTCATGAATAGTAAATTTATTATAGTTTGAAATGTAGTAGGTTAATGTTTTTTCTATTTTATTTAAGAATTCTTTATTCTTGTCTTTTAAGAATATGTTGCTATTTTGTTCTAATTCGCTCATTATTTTGTATCTATATTTTGTTATCCATGCACGTTTTCTTTTTTTATCGTTATATTTATAATGACATTTTGGACATTCAAAATATGATGAGTTATTTATATCAAATATTAACTCGTATCCATCAGTGTCACAATAATAGTCATGTATCCATCCACTAAGATATTTATAATCATCTTTAAATTTCATAATTAACTCTTTCTTTTTCTAAATATTACGGTTTATTATTACTACTATTTTAGATATATATATTTAATGTAGTTTCAATTTCTTTATATATCTTTATGAAAAAAGAGCCAAAATTTAGGCTCTTAATTTTAAAATTGGTGGAGAATGTGGGACTTGAACCCGCGACCCCCTGCGTGCAAGGCAGGTGCTCTAGCCAACTGAGCTAATTCCCCACGGTAGGCACTTGATTTAATCAAGTAATAAGAGTTTATCATATATTATTATCTTAAGTCAATATAATTTTATATACTTTTAAAAAAATTTGACTTTTGTGACTTTTTATGGTACAATTATTGGCGTTTAAGGGGTGGTTTTATGTATCAAAGTTATATTTCTAAATTGGATAATAAGTTTAGGTTTTATTTGCCTGCTAGTATTCGTAAGAATATAAATACTACTCAGTTTTATTTGACTTTTATGAATGGAGATAATTTGATATTGTGTCATTCTGAAAATTGGAGTTCTAAGAATTTAGTTAGTATGTTTGATAATTCTTTGTCTGGTGAAGAATTAAAAGAGCTTGAATATTTTGTTAGAATTAATAGTACTCTTATTACTTTAGATAAAGAAGGTAGGGTACAAATACCTGTTAGTTTTAAAGAAAAACTTAATTTTGTAGATAGGGTAGTAGTTTCTGAACAAGATGGTTATATTTCTATTATTAGTAAGTCATATGTAGATAAACTTAGTGAGGCAGTTAATCAAATGATAGATGAGAGAAGACTTAATCTTGCACCGAGATTTTAGTCTTTTCTTTTTCTGTTTTGGGAGTATAATTGTTAACAGGGAGTATTTATGAGTAAGAAATTTAGAGATGATTTAATTAGTAATGATGTTAGTTTTAGATATATTTTTAATGATTTGCTTGAGAAAGGCGAGATAAAAGAATATCCAGATAGTTTGTGGAAAATTATTTCTAGTGATAAGACACCTATTAGAATAAATAGAGAGCCATTTGCTTTTAAAGATTTGTTTCATTTAGATTTAAATGAGGGTAGATGTAAGATGTGTGCGACTGAGATGGTTCTTCTTCTTGATAAGTTGGGTTATTATAGTGAGGCTGTTGAATGTGTTAATGAACATTTAAAAGGTACTAGTGGTTCGGTTTATGGAGGACACTGGTATGTTGAAGTAAAGAGTAGTATGGAACATTATTTAATAGATACTTCACTTGTTATTGTTGGAAGTGTAGAAGCTTTTGAAAATTTAGGACATAAGGTTATTAGAAAGATAGATATTGATACTCTTTTCAAGGAGGATTCTAGTTTGATAGATTATTATGATAATATGATAGTTGATAAGACTAGACTTCATTGATGTTTATTATGTTTTTAAAGTATATTCTAGTAGAGTTTATTAGAATATATTTTTCTACTTTATTAATTTCTTCAATTGTACCTGTGATAGTGTATAGAGAGCCCAGTTTGAAATGTTTAATTTTAACTCTTTTATTATTTTTTATAGCTTCTTTAATTATTTCATCGATTTCATTTATTTTATCTTCTGCTAATAATGGTTTTCTAGTTTTTTGTCTGTTTTTTTCTATTAATGTTATATCTTTTTTTGTAAGCATAGTACTAAATGGTTGCCATTTAATCATTCCTCTCATTATTTATTGTGTCCTGCGATTTTATTATTTCTACTTCTTATTGTACTGTCGCTTAAGAGATTAGATGCTTTTAATAAGGCATTATTTCCGAATTTTTCATTTATAGTATCTATGCATTTTAAAACTTTATTTGTTTCTTCATTTTCTATAACATTTTCAAATAAATTTAATTGATAGTAATTGTTGTCACTTAGTTTAGAAGCACTGATGCTTACTTTTCTTATTGGTAAATCTTCAACGTAGTTATCAAAAATATTTGCACATATTTCATATATTTTATCTTCATTGTCAGTAGGTTCTAGTAGTTTTCTTGAATGATGAAATCCTCCACCTACGTTTCTTGAGTAAGTTAAGCCAAAACTTACTGTGTTACAGACTTTTTTGTTTTCTCTAAGTCTTTTGGCTAGGCTACTAGACATTTCTTTTATTATTAGTGGTGTATTATTAATTGTATAATCTTTGTATAGTACTTGACTTATGTTATAGGATTTTTCTTTGGGTTCAAGTTTATCTTTTTTTATGTTACTGTTATCTATTCCATTAGCGTGTAAGTATAGTTCTTCACCTAGAATGCCAAAACGTTTTTTATAGAAAGACATAGGATATTTGTTTATGTCTCCAACTTTTTTGATTCCTAAATCATTTAACTTTTTAGCAGTTTTTGAGCCTATTCCCCACATTTCTGTTAATGGTTCTATGTTCCAAAGTTTTGTTTTTATATCGTCATATGTCCATTTTGCTAGAAAGTCTTTATTATGTTTGCTTTCTATATCTAGTGCAATTTTTGCTAGTAGTAGGTTAGGACCAATTCCACATGTTCCAGTTAGTCCTGTTTGATTTGTTATTTTTTCCATTATTCTTTTTGCTAGTGTAACATCGTCAGTATTATATAGTTTTAAATAATCTGTTACATCTAAGAATGCTTCGTCTATAGAGTAAACGTGCATATCTTCAGATGATACAAAATCTAAGAATATATTTATTACTTCTTTACTTTTACTTAGATATAGACTCATTCTTGGAGGTGCGGTTATGTATTTTATATTTTTGGGTATTTCAAATATTCTTCCACGAGATGGAACTCCTTTATTTTTTAAATAAGGAGTTACTGCCAATGTGATTGCACCTCCACCACGAGCAGGATCTGCGACTACTAGTGGAGTGGTAAATGGATTTAAACCTCTTTCTATGCATTCACATGAAGCAAAAAAGCTTTTTAAGTCTATACATAATATATTTCTTTCTTCCATATAGGACACCTACCTTTGTTCGTTTTAATTATAGCATATTTTTGTTTGTCTGTTCAACTGGTAAAAATAGGTAATTATAAACATTTACACATTCACTCAACGCATATTAAGTTTATTAAAAATAATTATTGTATAGAATTAATATGTAATTCATAGAATTTCTTAGGTGGTGCTTAAATGAATAAAAAATTACCAAATGTTTTTGCTAATAAAAATACAGGAATTGTTAATAATAACAAAGAAATGTATTATTCTGGAGAGGAAATTAATAAGAGAAATTTGGAAAGTGATACTGATAAAAGTATAAAAAGTATAATTATAAGAAAAAAGATAAATGATTTATTTAATAGTGAAAATTTTGTTTATAAGGTTAATGTGGTTATTACTACAATGGATGGAGATAAGGAGTGTACTTTGATTGCTAAAAATAATGATAGTTTATTAACTATTAATAATGAAAGTATAAGTATTAATGAAATTATTGATATTAGAAAGATGTAATATTTATGTAAATTGTGAAGTAAAACTATGTGTATAACTTACATTCTGTTAACAATTCTAATGACATTTAAATGTTGTTAGAGTTCTTTTCTTTTTCAGTAAATTTTGTTATAATACGTAACAGAAATGAAGGTGTTATTATGAATTTACCAAATATGTTAGAGGCTAAGAAACGTGATAAAAATAGTAATATAGAGATTTATGATTATAAAGAAGTTAAGATTGATGAAAATTTGGTAGGTAAGAAGTTTTTTGTTAGAACTTATGGATGTCAGATGAATGAACATGATGGGGAAAGGGTTAAGGGAGTTTTACTTAGTCAAGGTTTGATAGAGTGTGAGACTTTGAATGAAGCTGATTTGGCTATTTTAAATACATGCGCGATAAGAGAGAACGCTCATGATAAGGTTTTTGGGTTTATGGGACTTGTGAAGAAGATGAAAGAAAGTAAACCTGATATGCTTCTTGGTATATGCGGATGTATGGCTCAAGAGGAGGTAGTGGTTGATGAGATTAAGTCTAAGTATAAGTATGTTGATTTTGTTTTTGGGACACATAATTTAGATAAGATGATTGAAGTTATTAATGAGAGAGTTAGAACGGGTAAACAAAATATTGAAGTTTATAGTATTCTTGGTAATGTTTGTGAGGGTATTCCAGAGAGACGTGATAGTAAGTATTCTGCTTGGGTTGATATAATTTTGGGGTGTGATAAATTTTGTACTTATTGTATAGTTCCTTATACTCGTGGTACTCAAAGAAGTAGGAAGTATGAAGATATAATAAGTGAAGTTAATAGATTAAAGAATGAGGGTTATAAAGAGATTACTTTGCTTGGACAGAATGTTAATGCTTATGGTAAAGATTTGTATGAGGATTATAATCTTTCAAATTTACTTAGAGATGTGAGTGATACTGGAATAGAGAGGATTCGTTTTGTTACTAGTCATCCTTGGGATTTTACAGATGAGATGATAGATGTAATAGCAGAATGTGATAATGTTATGCCTTATGTGCATTTGCCTATTCAATCTGGAAGTGATAAGATTTTAAAATTAATGGGTAGGAAGTATACAAAAAAAGAGTATCTTGAGTTATATAATAAGATTAGAAATAGGGTTAAAGGTGTTAGTATTACAACTGATATTATTGTAGGTTTTCCAGGAGAGACAGAGGAAGATTTTCAGTGTACACTTGATGTGGTTAATGAATGTAAGTTTGATGGGGCATTTACTTTTGCGTTTAGCCCTAGAGTTGGGACACCTGCAGAGAAGTTAGAAGATAATACTAATATTGAAGATAAGAATGAGAGACTACATAGACTTAATGAAGTTGTAAATAAGTATAGTAATGAAGCTAATCAGAGATGTGTTGGCAGTGTTATGAAGTGCTTGGTTATAGGTAAGAGTGAAAAGGATGAGAGTAAGTATATGGGATATACAGAGAATATGAAGCTTGTAAATATAGTAAGTAGTGAAGATGTAATAGGAAAAATAGTTGAAGTTAAGATAGATGAAGCAAAGAGTTTTAGTTTGAATGGCACTAGGGTAGAAGAGTGTTAATAAGGTAAACTTTGTTTATCTTAAAATGCCAGATTAGTTAAATGGTATAACAGAGCCATGGTAAGGCTCAGTAGACTGTTCGATTCAGTCATTTGGCACCATAGGGAAATTAGTCGAACTAATTCGACTTTCAAAATATAAAGGTTAATTTCGGTTAATCTTTTTTGTTTGTTTTGGAAGGAGTTTGATTAGTTATGAAAATAGTAAAAGAAAAATTAGAAATTGATGAGGAATTAGAAAAGAAAATTAATAACTTGCTTAAATTTAGTAATATTAAAGCAAAGCTAGAAAATGGGAATATTATTAGTTTAAGCAATACTAATATTGCCTATATAGAGCCACACAGTCTTGAAATAAAAGGAATTACTTATCTTTTCTTTAATGAATGTGAAGATGTCTATATGAATGATTTAAGTAGCTCTATTCCTTTGAAAGAATTAGAACATTTTATTAAGTGTACATTTTAAATACAAATTGAATACGAAAAAAAGCGAAATTATGCTGATTTAGTTTATTGTAATTTAAAATGTAGGTAGTAAAATATGATAAAATGCTTAAATTCTTAAAAAGGAGGAAAGAAATGAATAAGAAGAATGCAGCAATCTATTGTCGTGTCAGCACAGAGGATCAAGCCCGTGAGGGTTATTCTCTACCTGAACAACAAGAGAAGTTAAAAGATTTATGTAAATATCGTGATTATAATATTTATGGTATTTATGAAGATGCAGGAATATCAGGAAAAGATATGGAACATCGACCACAATTTCAAAAAATGCTAGAAAGTGTTAGAGATGGCAAAGTTAATGTAATAGTTGCTTATAAACTTGATAGATTAACAAGAAGTGTTAGAGATTTAGAAATACTAATTAGTGAATTAGAAAAATACGAATGTAGTTTAGAATGCGCTATGGATGATATTAATACATCAACTGCAAATGGTAGATTCTTTGTAAGAATGCTAACAGTGTTGTCACAACTTGAGATTGAAAGAGTTAGTGAAAGAACTAAATTTGGAATGGTTGGAGCTATCAAAGATGGTCATATTCCAGTCAGAAAAACACTAGGTTTTATGAGAAAAGATAAGAAGTTGATTATTAATCCTGCTGAAAGTGAAAGTGTAGAAAGAATATTTGATTTATATTATAAAGGTAAATCCTATCAGCAAATAGCTAATATATTTAATGATGAAAAAGTGCTAAATAAAAAATGGTATGATACGACTATATTAAAAATATTATCTAATCCATTATACAAAGGAGATTTTGTAAGTGGTACTAGGACAAGAAATCCTGTGCTTTACGAGAATGTAGTTGAACCGATTATCTCTAAAAAGTTATGGGAAGACTGTCAGGAGCAAACTAGAAAAAATACAAGAAATTATACTAGAAGAAATGACTATATTTTCTTTCAAAAAATAATTTGTCCAAATTGTCATAAAATAATGGCTTGTAAAGCTCCAGGTGGTTCTAAAAAGAAATATATTTATTATCAGTGTAATAAATGTAAAACTTATGTTAGAGAATATAAGATAGTAGAATTACTAATAGATGAAATAACAGACATAATTGAGTATGATTCGATTGTTAAAAAACACTTTGCTCCACTTTTAAAGAAAAAACTCGAAAATACGAATGAATTACTTTCTAAAGAACTATATATTTTAAAAGATAAAATAATAAGACTTAAGGATGCTTACTTAAATGAAATTATTAATTTATCAGAATATAAAGAAGATAAAACGTATTTAGAAAATAGAATTATTGATGTTGAAAAGAAAATTAAAGAGGAACAAGAATTAGAACAATACAATTTCACATT